GGCTGGTCGAGAATGCATTCGTCCGGGTCATCGACGAGTCCAGCAACACCGAACTCGCTCGATACGACCTCACCGAGGACACCAACGCCGGGGTCAACTCGCTGGTGTTCGGCAAGCTCTACCGGCGCGATCAGTCCTGGAATTTCCGGGCCATCGGTGACGGGTTCAAAGACGAGCTGCAAGGGCTCGTGACCGCCTACCACATCGGCTGACCCACACATCCGCATCCAACCTTAGAGAGGTAACTCCCATGAGCCTGTTCAGTCGCAAAACCGCCCCCGGTCCAGCGAACCCATCTCCCGGTCCAGCACGGACCATCCGCCTGACCAAGGACTCCACGGGCAGCTCCGCGATCAACCTCTCGAAGGTCCGCGACGCCGGCCACATCGACCTCGCCAAGCGCGCTGACAAGGCGGGCATCGCTCTGAGCAAGCGGGGCCTCGCCGGGATCCGCGCGCAGGCCGTGCTGGTGCTCGATCACTCTGGGTCGATGCACGACGACTACGCCAACGGCAAGGTCCAGACCATGGTGGAGCGGGTGCTCGGGTTCGCTCTGCAGATCGACGTCGACGGTACCGTCCCGGTGATCCCGTTCGACTCGCGCGTCCACCCCGCCGTCGAGGTGACCGTCGACAACTACAGCGGCGTCGTCGACCAACGGATCTGGCACCCGCGTCAGATGGGCACCACCGACCTGGCGGCGGCCCTCGTCGCGGTCCGGGAACTGGCGAAGACCACCGACGAGCCGATCTTCTGCGTGGTCGTCACCGACGGAAACCCCGACTCGCAGGCCGCCTCGACCAAGACCGTGTGCGAGCTGGCCGGCTACCCAGTCTTCCTGAAGTTCCTCGCTATCCGCGACGTGCCCTACCTCAACCTGCTCAACAACATGGGCGCCGACCAGCGGCTGCTCGACAACGTCAACACGAAGGCCTTCAACGACCCGGCCTCCGTGTCCGACATGGAGTTCGCTGACGCCATGGCCGACGAGTGGGACTCCTGGGTCGCCGCCGCGACGAAGGCCGGGGTGCTGACGTGATCGCCGAGACCGAGGCGCCGGCCCGGGTGAATCTGTGGGCCATCTACGCCCCGTCCCTCGCCGTCACCGTCCTCGCCTGGGCCGCTGTCGCGTTTGCGGCGGGTCCGGCGACGCTGCTCACCGCGATCATCCTGACCCTGCTCGAAGTGACGTTCAGCTTCGACAACGCGGTGGTCAACTCGAAGCTGATCCAGCGCCTGTCGCCGGGCTGGCAGAAGGCGTTCATGACGGTCGGCATCGTCATCGCGGTCTTCGTGGTGCGGTTCGCCCTGCCGATCTTCATCGTGCAGCTGGCGGCTGGGCTGTCCTTCGGCGGCGTCGTCGACCTGGCCGTCCATCAGCCGGCCGTGTACGCGCAGCACCTGGCGTCGGCCGGTCCGATGATCGACGCGTTCGGCGGCACCTTCCTGCTCATGATCGGGGTCGGCTACTTCCTCGACACCGAGAAGGACATCCACTGGATCGGCTGGCTGGAGTCCCGACTGGCCCCGCTGGGCCGGTTCGACAACATCACCATCTTCGTGATGATCTCCGTCGCGGTGATCGCGTTCTTCACCGTCGACGCCGCCGAGCGCACCGCGGTGCTGGCCGCCGCGATCATCGGAGTGCTGTTGCACATCGGCCTCGACCTGTTCGGCGCCGTGTTCGACAGCGAGGATTCCGACGAGCCGGGGCGCGGCAAGCTGACCACGCTGGTCGGTGCCGCCGCCGCGATCATGTTCGTCCGCCTGGAGGTGCTGGACGCCAGCTTCTCCTTCGATGGGGTGATCGGTGCGTTCGCCATCACCACCTCCGTCCTGGTCATCATGGCCGGTCTCGGCGCCGGGGCTATGTGGGTCCGGTCGATGACCGTGCACCTGGTCCGCACCGGTACCCTCGCCAAGTACAAGTACCTGGAGCATGGCGCGCACTGGGCCATCCTGTTCCTGGGCATGGTGATGCTGCTGAAGCTCTACGGCGTGGACCTGCCAGAGTGGCTCGTTGGCTCCCTGGGCATCGTGTTCATCACCGCGGCTCTGGTCACCAGCGTCATCCGACAGCGCCCCTCCATCGCGCCCACGGTGCCAACAAGCGCGGGTAACGAAATCGCGCTCTAATACGACAACAAAAGGTGCGGGGACCTCACCACATAACCACACTGGTCCTTGTGCGACACTCGCACCCCGTGCAGTATGGCGCGGCACACCAACCCCAAGGAGCACACCATGGCAGGTAAGCACCGTAAGCCACAGCAAGGTCATCCGGTCCGGAACCTCGTCGTCGCGGGTGCCGCGACCGTCGCACTGGGTGTGACCGGGGGCGCGTTCATCGCCCCAGCCGCGGACGCCTCGACCCCGATCGTGCAGCTGCAGGCCTTCAGCACCCCGCTGCCCGCATCCGTTACCCCCCTGCTCGCCGACGACCACAGGGGCAACGACCACGGCCGAGGTGACGACCACCGCCGGGGTAACGACCACGGACGCAGGGGTGGACACTGGGAGAACCGCTGCGGGCCGCACCGCGACTGGGACGGTGGCCACCGCCGCTGGTTCACCCACAACCGCTGCATCCGCTTCTGGCACAACTGATTGAACTTGGAACCGGGGCGTTAATCCGTTGATCGTTCGGCAAAGCGTGGCCATGACCCACTCCTTAGCGGGTAGCCACAGCTGCGCCCCGGTTTCATCTACCCCCTGACTGAGGTTGGGGGAGTCAACCGCGCGACTACCATCTCGGGCGCGTAAAGCGTGCTCATGACGCTAGTGACTCCTATCCTGGCGAGGTACAGCTGCTCCCCCAACTTCACCCCCTAACCTGAGATCGGGAAGTCAAGCCGGTTTTCGCGTTTCGTATGCAGGGCGCCTTTCCCCGGTAAGCGTGGTCATGATCCCTTTTGAATCTTCTCGGGGGAGCCATAGCTGCTTCCCGATCTCATCCCTAAACTTGCGCAAGCATGGCAAGTGTTGCTAGAGTCCAAGGCCTACTGAACAGCCCGGAAGGGGCCCGAAGCGGTCCTGATCGCAGGGGGGCCTGCAGCGGATCGGTGCGACTAACGACGGCTGAATTAGTCACCAGCAGGTCGAGTCGTGCGAGAGCCTGACTACCTGGACTTTGGGCACCTTCCAGGCTGTTCAGCAGCCCCCACCAGTACCACAACCACAAGTAAGGTAGTACCCTCCAAGACGCCTGCGTCGAGACCCCTTAGTGCCCGACACTAATATCGGTCTCCAACCAGGTGAGGGGCCCAGCGCCATAGAGCGGTGCTGGGCTCCGCAGAGCGGGTTGGCGCAGTTGGTAGCGCGCTGGGCTCATAACCCAGAGGTCATCAGTTCGAGTCTGATACCCGCCACGACGACCTCGGATAGCTCAGCGGCAGAGCAACCCCGTCCTAAGGGGAAGCGCGCAGGTTCGAGTCCTGTTTCGAGGGCAGTACTAGCAAAAACGAAGCGCTCCCCTAGCCAAGGACGAATCATGGACACTTCCGAGCAGCTCATCGCCGCGGTCACCGAGACGCTGGCGAAGCTGGAGACCCACGGCAGCGCCGAGCAGATCCGAGGCTTCTTCGAGGCCCAGGAGATCACGGGCCTTCGCGGCTCTTCGACCGCCTGTCCGGTGCAGACCTACCTGGTGCGCGAGACGGGCGAGTCCTGCATCTCGGTCAGCCGCAACTGGACCAACATCATCGCACCAAGCTGCCACGGGAAAGTGCCAAATTCGCCGGCGGTGGAGTCTTTCATCGACCAGTTCGACGCTGGGCGGTTCCCCGAACTGGAGACGCTGTGACCAGGTATGAGCAGGCGTTCGTCGCCGTGGCCGAGCAGCTGTCAGACGAACTCGACATGCTGGCGACCAAGGGCTCCCCCGAGCGGATCGCGGCCTACCTGCTGGCCCAGAACGCCAAGGGCAAATGCAACAACAGCAGGGCCTGCCCTGTGTACAACGTCCTGGCCCGCGCGACGAGTGGCAACGCCGTCTTCAAGGTCACCACCAACTCGACACACATCTGGCCCGACCACGGCGACCGCGTCTCACTCCCCAACCCGCTGCCGGTCGCGGACTTCATCTCCGCCTTCGACGGCCACCGCTTCCCCGAGCTGGAGCGCAAGTCATGACCACCATGCTGAACGTGCTGGAGAAGCGCGCCCACCTCGCCTCGCTGGCCATCGACGTCGAGGGTGTCACGACTACCGCGCTGGGCAAGCTCGAAGCCTGCGGCAGCTCCCGGCAGATCCATGACTACTTCGTGGAGCAGAAGATCCAGGGCCGTCGGGGGCGGGCGTACGCGTGTCCGATCGCGCAGTTCGTGAACGACGCTCTCGGGGTCGCGGACTATCAGGTTACCTGCGCCGACACGCTGGTAGTGGCCATCCCGCTGCGTGCCGTTCGAGTGCCGACCCCGCCCGCCGTGGCGGATTTCATCCGGGACTTCGACGGGGGAAGCTACCCAGATCTGGTCGACCCACTCTTCGGTCCGTGATGGCGCTCCCACCACCCTGGCTGGCGATCCACGCCGCGCTAGAAGCCACCCTGCATGGCCCCGAGTACCAGCAGACCAGCATGAAGCAGCGCGCCCAGGACATCGTCGAGCACTTCGAGGCCATGGGCTGGCGATTGGTCCCGAGCTATGCGGTCGACGAGGCCATGATCCCCGAAGGCTTAAAGATGGACCCCAAGGTCGAGGCCGGACTCAGACGACTCTGGGCCGCGGTCGCGGTAGTGAAGGACGAAGAAAGCACCTCGATGACAGTCGAGGAGTTTGCGGCAATGAATGAGTGGTGCCCGGAGTGCGAGACATCTCCTGGGGGTTGCCCTCCAGGTACGTGTCCCGGACGCATCGGGCCCCAGACTAAGGAGACCAACGAATGACGAGCATCCTGCTAGAGCTGGACAACACCGGCGACACCCGCGTCGAGTGGGACAAGAGCGACCCGGAGGGCGTCGAGATCGCCCGCAAGGCCTTCGCCACCGCGAAGAAGAAGGGCAAGCTGATCTACAAGACGCGCGCCGACGGTAGCAAGGCCGAGCAGCTGCACGAGTTCGACGCCGACGCCGAGCGGATCGTGGCAAGCCCAGCATTGGTGGGCGGGTGACCCAATGCCTGGTAAGTCCAGGCGAGAGTACGTCTCGTTCGCCGATCGGGTAGGTCAGCAGCGAGAAGCTCGGGTCGGGCTGTGGCGTCGCCTGAAATTGGTGCCGCCACAGCCTCCCCCACCGCCGCCCCCGGTCCGGATCGAACTCCCCAACTGGAACTCCGCTGTCTACGTCCACCGGCTGACCGAGGGTGAGTTCGCGGATTACGCCGCGCCCTGGCCCGCGTTCACGTACTCCGTCACCGGCGCCACGACGGCCTACGACCTGCGCCTCCTGAACACCTCGATCGGCACCACGAGCACCTCGACGATCACCCTGAACGGAACCTGGAACACCATGGGCACCCCGATCACCATGCAGCCGGGCACGATCGTCAACGCGGACTACCCGACTCCCCAGGTTCGGCACACCTACGCTCCCCCCACTCCCCGCACCCCCGAGGAGTTGGCCGCCAACGCCGCGCGCAGACTGCGGCAGCAGGAGCAGCGCGAGGAAGCCCACCGTCGTAGGATCACCGCCCAGGACCGCGCCCGCGCCACCCTGCTGGAGTTCCTGACTCCCGAGCAGCGCGCGGACTACGCCCAGTACGAGTACTTCTACGTCGAGGGCAGCGCCGGCAACCTCTACCGGATCGACCTCGGTAACGCCGGCAACGTCATGTACTGCGACCGGGCGACTCTGCGGCCCCTGGGCAGCATCTGCGCGCACCCGTCGATGGCCGAGCACTGGCTGCCGAACCAGGACGTGCAGCTCGCCCAGAAGCTCGCGCTGGAGTTCGACGAGCCTGGGTTCACCGCGATCGCCAACGTCCACTGGGGCATCCGGCCGCCGAACGCCGACCTGACTCGCCGGGGCGGACCTACCCCAGCGGATGCCCGCCTGCACGTCGCCGGTCCCCAACCGCTCATCGCCGCCTAAAACAGGCCCTGAAATGCAAAAATGCGCCCCACCCTGATCGCCGTGAGCCACGCCCTTATGACAGTAAGGGGGCTACGAACGGCGATCAGGGTGGGGCTTTTTCTACGCCCCCCGCGAGCATCGGGAGACGTAGGTCTAGTGTGTAGTGCACTTGACACAGTGCGTCGTAGGTGCAAGACTTGCAAGAGCTTGTAAGCCCCAGCCGAACAAGGAGAACAGGTGACCACCACCCACATCACCAACATCGCCCACCGACTCGACATCAGCGACTACGCCGGTGCTCTGGTCGAGGACTACGACATGGAGAAGATCAACGCAGAGTACCTGGCGAAGATCAACGGATTGCTGCCGGTCGGGATCGAGGTCTTCGAGAACGGCGACGTGATCTCGGACCTGGACGTCGCGGGTTGGGCGCGGGAGATCTACTGGGACGAAATCACCGCGGCGATCGACGTCGACGAGATCTTCGAGCGCAACGACAACCTGGCGACCCACAACTAAGGAGAACAGCATGGCTTTCGGACGACACAGCCAGCAAGATCTGCGTACCCGCGACGCCGAACACGCGTTAGACGTTAAGCAGAAGCGTGACGAGCGCGATGGCCGCCAGCCGCAGGCCCACCTCGACAAGCTCAAGGAGATCCGCGAGCGCGAGGTCGGCAAGCAGAAATCAGGCTGGGGCGGCGGCAGCGACAACGTGAGAAAGGTGAAGTAGTTGGACCCGACCGAGGAAGAACTCGCCCAGGAAGAGTACGACAATGGAGGCCAGGGTTACGACTGGTTCGACAAGTAGGAGAGGAAAGAGAAACCCGCTATGAACGCTCCCCGACTCGCCAGGCTCACGCTCGCCCTGGTGTTCGCTACGATCGCCGACTACGCCACCCGGATCGCGGTCAAGCTCGGTGGTCTCAACGCCACTGACACGGTCGCCTCGATGACCGACGACGACATCGAGCGTTTCCTGCGGGAGCGACCATGCTGCCGCGGCTGATCCTGGTCTTCACCGCCGTCTTCCTGGTGGCGTGCGGCGCGGTCAGCCCGATCCAGCGCGGCACCCTTGGCAGCGGGGGGCTCTTCGTCGACTCGGTCAAGAAGCTCCCGACAAGCCGCCACGTGACCGGGCTCCCGTACCCGAGCAAGTGCACGACCGGGAACTTCAACGGGCACGCGCTGCCGGACAGGGTCTGCACACCCGGGGCCGTCGACGCGGAGGTGATCGCGCCCTCGCTGGGCAACCCCGGCAACCTGCGGGGCACGATCTGCGCACGGGGTTGGGCACAGTCCGCGCGAGCCCCGCAGCAGGAGACCGAGCCCGTGAAGCGCACCGCGATGGGGGCCTACGGTGTCCGCATCCCGATGAACACCGTCGAGCTGGACCACCTGGTGCCGCTGGAGCTGGGCGGCAGCAACGACGTCAGCAATCTCTGGCCGGAACCCTCCGACTTGCCGGGTCAGAGCTACCACAACACCAAGGACACCGTCGAGAACACCCTGAACAGGGCGGTCTGCGTCGGCACCGTCTCACTCGGCGCGGCACAGAACGCGATCGCCAACAACTGGACGACGGCGACGCAGGTGCTCGGGTTGAGCAGATGAGCGTGCAGGTGGCGAACTACCGACGGCATTCCGCTGACGTCACGGCCACCCGGTTGGGCAACCACGCCCAGGAGTACTACTTTTTCATGACCGATCGGGAACGCGATCTGTTGTCGCAGGTCAAGCACGTCCTGGAAGAGATCGCCGAAGGCAAACGAAAGGCATGGGCACAGTGACCAACCCAGAAGAGCGAGAAGCCCTCAAAGATCGTTTGACGTTCGTCTCCGACGACGAACTCTTTGAGATCTTGTCCTCGGTGATCGACGCGGACATCGACGAGGTCAACCAGTTGATCGAAGACCTGCGCGACGAGATCACCACGCAGCATTGAACGAGGGCTCCGGAACCACCACAGACCCGGAGCCTCCGCCCAGCACCTACAACCCCTACGGAAGCGAATTTATCATGGGTCAGGCCGGCAAACACCGGATACCGATCTCAGCGTCTCAGAAGCGCCAGTTCGTCATCCTGCTGGGCGTTGTGGTGATCACCTTCATCGCCCTGGGGATCGGCGCGAACCGCAGAAGGGTCCATCACCACCGGCCGTTCTTCCCGCAGGTCGCCACGTCGTCAGCTCCCACGGGCGTCCCGTTCGTGCCGTACACGGGCACCGGTTTGCGCCCTTTTCCGCCCAGCCCCGCCCAGGTCGGCCGACTGATGACCCTGGCGCTCCAGACAGGTACACCTCTCGTGGGTCGCGTGTGGGGGGATCCACGCGAGGTGTACCGCCATCCAGTCTCAGTCCCCGACCCAGTCTCAGTCCCCGACCCAGTCTCAGTCCCTCAGCACCACGTCAATAAGCAGGCTCAAGAAACCCACGACGACTCCGAAGATCAGGGCCAGCACACCGAGCGCCAGCACCACGAGCACGATCATGCCCCCTCAGGCAAACAACACGAGCAGCACGACGGCGGACATGAGCAGCAGCACGGTGGTGGGCACGACCATTCCAGTGGCGGACACGAGCACGGAGGCGGTCACCCCCATGGCGGACGCTGAGAACCCGTCCTACTCCGACACCTTCATGGAGATCTTTGAGCTGACGGTGACCCGGCTGCGCGCGGACTTCCCCGACTGGCGCGAGGGTCAGACCTACTACAACGCCCTACACCTGAACCGACCAGAGTGGGCTCAGGAGATCCACGGTGGCACCCTCGACACCTTCCACCGCGACGACTACCTCCCCGAGTTCCGGACCTGGCTCAGGGCCAAGTTCGACGGCGAGTGGGAGGCGATGGTCGCGTGAGCTGGTCCATCTGGATGCTACTGCCCGGCTTCAGCGGCGGTGCGGGCTGGTCGATGGTCTCCACTGGCCTGACGCAGGAGGACGCGGAGCGTTTCGCCGAGACGTTCCTGTTCCCCGTCCAGGCGAGGCCTACCGAACCACCTGAGGGAAACGAGGAGCCATGACCTGGACCAAAGCCGCGCTGTGGGGCCTTCCGTTCGCAGCCGCCCAGTGCGCACTCGGCCTGTGCCTGGGCACGGCCACGGGCACCTCGATCCCGACGCCCATGGTCGTGTTCGCCACCGTCACACAGTTCGTGTTCGGAGCCCTCTTTGTCCGCTTCGCCTTCAACGGGAGATCTAATGACCACCGCGAGTAGGAGCTGACCTGATGGTGACCATCTTCCTTTTCACCGTGGGTGTCATCCTGGCGTACCTGCTGGGTGTCGCGGTGGGAAAGGCGCGCGGTAAGGCTCCTGCTTCGTCCCCCGCGGCGCCTGTACTGAAGTGCGGCTGTGGGCATGCACTGAGCTACCACAAGAGCCTGACGGGCCCCTGCCACGCGCAGGTGACAGGCCCGGCCCCCGGCTACACCTACACGGGGAAGGACGGAACGGGCGTCGCCAAGCAGTGCCGGTGTCAGTGCTACGACGGCCCCGAGCCGCTCCCCCGCAGCTGGATCCCACCGGAGATGCCGGCATGAGCTTCTGGCTGTGGAATGAACTCGGCCGCTGGGTCGGGCGCGCGGGGCGCATGTTCTACCGCTTCGGGCTCTGGCTGTGCGGGGTGTCCGGGACCATCGACGCTATCGCGGATAGTCACACCCCGGCGCACAAGGCGTACATCAAGATGCTCAAGGAGCGGGCGTGACCATCCACCTGCCGCCGCTCTTCACGATCCTGGGTGTCTTGGCAGCCACGGCGTTCGTGAGTTGGGTCGTGTTCGGACTGCTCATGCTGTGGGGGTTCTCCAACGATTGGGGCCCTCGATTGGCACTTCCCGTAACCGCAATCACGGCAGTCGTGACGGCCTACTTCTGCTTCAAACTCACCTAGGAGAACAATGCGCAAGACCCTCACTTACCTACTGCTGGCGGTGATGTCCACACTGGTGCTTGCCGGCTGCTCGACCGATGCCGACGTGGCCAGCCGGAACCTGAGCCAGGATGCCGATCAGTTCAAGGTGGCTCGTCGGGTCGTGTTCCTCAACGGCATTACCGACAAATACATCTTGTCGATCACAGGCAACTGCTCGATCACGCCCGCGCCACGCCAGGTCGACGTAATCTGCAAGCTCCCGGACGGCACGTATATCAAGCATTCGGAGGGCCTGAGCGACAACGTCACCTGGTTCTCCCAGCAAATGACGGGCGTGGACGTGTCGACCCTGCAGTACCAGGTGGTCTTCAAGCCCGAGGTGCTGATCCCCGACTTCCAGCGGCCGGCACCGGGGTCGAAGTGATCGAGCTACCCGAGCACGAGTGCGCGTTCTGCAGCTGGAGCCAGGGGCTGCCCGAGGACTACCACCTCGCCACCAACGTAGTCGGCACACTGATGCGCATCGAGCAGGTCGAGGTTTGCACGTTCTGCTACCACGGGCTGGCCGCCTCAGGCTGGTTGGCAGGGCAGGACAGCCCACCGGCGGACCCGCGCGACATGGCCATCTTCGCCAACCTGCTACTCGCCGAGATCAGGAAGCTCGCGCGATGAGCAGCCCGCTGCTGTTCTTCGTCTCGATCGCCGTCGCCGGGGCCACCCTGTTCCTGGTCTGGGCCTGGGACAGCCGCCGATGAAACCCGAAGCAAACGCGATCCTGATGTGCCACTGCTTCACCATCGCCCGCGGCTTCTCGAAGGACCCAGGCATGGTGCTGGCGTTCGGGATGATCCTGCTGATGGCCACCCTGCAGCAACTCAGCGAACAACACTGTATCTAAAGGAGAGATCACTATGGATGAGCTTTACAACATCAACCCAGACATCCAGGCCGCCCTCGACGAGCACCTCGACAAGCTCGCGGCCATCGGTACCGCCGGTCAGCTCGCGGTCCACTTCCAGAGCCAGGGCCTGAAGGCCGTGTGCGGACAAGCCCACACCTGCGCGATCGCTGAGTCCGTCGGGGGCGCGCTGGGCCTACCCGCCAGATTGCTGCAGCCCGCGGTGTCGTATAGCTCTGTCGCCGTCTGGACCGAGGGCAATCAGGTCGTCGCCAAGGCAGACCTCAGCGATGACATCAAGGAGTTCATCCAGAGCTTCGACGCCCAGCTGTACCCCGAGCTGATCAAGCAGAGCTACTAAGCCCCCAAGCAGCCGGCGTCCTGGGTTAAACCCCCCGGACCTGGGGCGCCGGTGTTGTACTTCGGTGGAGTCGGCGTGACTCGAACACGCCACCTTCTGCCTGCCGAGCAGATGCTCTACCTGATGAGCTACGACCCCGTGGTGGACCTGACGGGGATGGGACCCCGCGACCTCCGGCTGAAACCCGGTGCTCTGCCCTGAGCTACAGGCCCGGCATCAGCGTAGCATGTGTAGTGCCCTTGACACAGTGGGTTAGTCATGCGACAGTTGCAAGAGTCAAGCAACTCCCACTACAGAAACCGAGCGATCATGACCACCACAGCCCCAGCCCCGACCAAGACCTTCTACCCCATTGCCATCGCCCTCGTGGCCGTCGCCATCGCCACCATGGCCGTCGTCGCGGTCTACCTGGGCCAGCACACCCCCACCCCGGCGGCCCCGGCCAGCTCCACAGCGGGCCTCCGAACGTGTGATTCGAGTGTCGCCGTCGCCTACCCGGCCTTGGATGGTGGCGTGCAGGTACACGTGCTCGCCCCAGGACCGGACGTGGTCCGCGTGGGCATCATCGCCGGCCCCATGGCCTACGAGCGCGTGCTGCAACAGCAGGTGACCAAGAACGGTGCCGGAGCTGATTTCAGCTGGGTACACGCGCACGGCGTCTCCGCGATCACCGTGAGCACGAAGAAGCTCGGTATCTGCGCGATCCCCGCCCCCGCAACCCGGTGAGTGGTTTCTGGATCAGCCCGACGGAAGAGCCGGTGCTGAAGACCTACACCGTGTTCGGACTGATCCACAACGGACAACAGCACTTGACCATCGCGGGCGTCGCCAAGGGCAAGATCGAGCACGAGGATATGGCGTACATCAGCGAGTACGGGTACCTGCGATTCTCCACCACGGTCGAGGCACGCAACCCGTCCCACGCGGAAGACCTCGCACACAAACTCGTGCGCGAGACGTTCGCCAAGACCCCGCCCGAGCGGCGAAAGTACCTGGCCTGGCACATGATCGGAAGGCAGGCAAATGCTGACCCCCAGTAAGAGGCAGCAGCTCCTCGATGACGTCGACGACGCCCGCTACGAGCTGAAGGTCTACAAGATCAAGCGCAATCTGCTGATCGTCGGGATCGTGTTCTCTTTCTTCTGGACGATGGGCGACATCACCTTCGGGGTGTTCTCCACCGTGACCGCCACGTTCAACCACTCTGACCTGGGCGGTCTCGTCGCCGGGCTGCTGCTGTTGGGGGTCTTCGGCGTCATTGGCACCAGCGCCGGGTTGGCCAACGTAATCGGGCAGAACGCGGGCAACAAGCTCAGGAAGAAGATTCGCAAAGCCGAGCGCCAGCTGCACCAGGACGCATGGTAACCAAACCAAGTTGCTAGTCGTTTACATATAGCGCACACTTGTGCACCGAATCAGAGAGGAAGTTCGTGATGTCCCCGCACTACACCGGCCATTGGAGGGAGTGGGTCGCCTGCTCCAACGAGGATCCGGAACTGTTCTTCCCGATCGCTGGCCGTGGCACCCCAGCCTACGCCGAGCAGGTCACCGAGGCCAAGTTCGTCTGCTCGTTCTGCCCCGTGCGCGAGCAGTGCCTGGAGTTCGCCCTGGAGCGCATCCAGACCGGGGTGGCCGGCGGCCTCGACGAGTACGAGCGGGCCGCTCTGCGCAAGGCTAGGGGGCAAGAAGCGCATCTCCCCAGTGAGCGCGTCCTGTCCACCCGATGACCCACTTACTGGAAGATCTTTAAAGGGAGGTTGCACGCGTGTCACCCACATATGGTGGTAGCGGCCACACTTCTGAGACGCTACTGTCAGCGACGCCCAAATCCGAGGGAGCCCAGACCACTGCCGACGCGGACTTCATGTACGTAACCAGTCCGCGAGAGGCCCATGGTCGACGCACGCTATTACTACACGCCTGTCAGCTACCGGGACATCACCCGGTTCTACTACGTCAAATGCCGTACCGAGCTGCATCTACGGCGGCTCCGTCGTCGTGGGATCGAGAACAGAAGTGCCCCGGTTGTGGTGTCGACGCTCCCGCCGGTGCCGGTGCTCCCCCTCACACCAAGCATTGTCACTGGAAGTAGTAGACACCGCCCCTGAAGTGTGGGGTGGCGGGCACGGGGCTTAACACGAACGCGCTGGCCCACCCGCCACCCTGCTCCCCGCCCAGGACTCGAACCTAGATAACCGACTCCAAAGGCCGGCATGCTACCATTGCATCACCGGGGACTGGCTGCCTCGCCAGGATTCGAACCTGAAATTCCGCGTCCAGAGCGCGACGTAGTTGCCAGTTACACCACGAGGCAAAGAGTGTGCGTGCCCTAGGTGCGATTCGAACGCACGCCTGTACGGAGTTTGAGTCCGTTACCTCTACCGTTGGGTTACTAGGGCCTAACGTGCACCTACCAGGAGTCGAACCTGGTGCTCGAAGTTCGTAGCCTCGCGTGGTAATCCGGTCCACTATAGGTGCTCGGTCGTCGGGGCTGGACTTGAACCAGCAACCCCCGGCTCTTCAGACCAGTGCTCTCCCAGTTGAGCTACCCGACGATTGTCCGAATGTCCTAACCTAGCACTGAGGTAACGCTGTTAGGATAGGTACGCCCCAGACCCTGGCGACCTTTGAACGTCAGGGCCTGGGGCACCCCTTCACCTAGTAGTCACGTCGCCCGTCGTGACGGTCATACCGGTCGTGCCTGTTGTACCGGTCGTGCCTGTCATGCCGACCGTACTTGTTGTGCCGATCGTGGCGGCTGTACCGGTCGTACCGATCGTGGCGGCTGTACCGGTCGTGGCGGTCATCACCACGCCAACCGCCCGCCTTCACCAGGGCAACTGGCGCAACCGCGCTGGTCACCATGGTCGGCGCACTGGGTGCTGCGTTAGCCACCCCGCTGCTTCCCCCCACGAGCAGCGCCGTGCTGAGCAGCCCGGCTGTCAGCAACTTCGTGATTATCATCCCTGAACTCCCTTCAGTTGACTGCCAGGGAGCGCCGAAGTTACCTGAGGATCCTGCCAGGTACTGCCGCCAATCAGGGTGACCCCGAATGCTGGAGTTAGCTCCATTCGAGGCACTGGCGGGACTTGCACCCGCGTACACGGTTTTGCAGACCGCGTCGACCAGCTCGGTCACAGCGCCGTGCGTGCGTGCCCCCTGAGAGATTCGAACTCATCACTGTCAGGTTCCTAAAACCTGTGCCTCTACCGTTGGGCTAAAGGGGCTTGCTGGCCAGGTAGGATTCGAACCTACAACATCCTCCTTAACAGGGAGGCGCTCTGCCGGATTGAGCTACAAGCCAATGTAATTGTTGTGCGTGCCGGTAGCTGGAATCGAACCAACCTATCACTGATTTACAGTCAGTTGCCTACCCAGTCGAGCCTCACCGGCGGAGCGGAAGCTGCAGGGATCGAACCTGCGCGGGTGTCACCCCGACTGCCATTTTCGAGACGGCTGCCTTACCTCTCGGCCAAGCTTCCCCGTGGTGCGTAACCCGGACACTCCCGAGATTTCGCGTCCGTGAGGATCTTACCGCAGCTGGTGCAGGTGTGGACGTGCTTGCAGGAGTAGTACCACTCTCCGTTGCCGACGAACTGACGGAGCCGCTGCCCCTCGACGTGCTCCCAGCGGCCCTTCTGGAACCAGCCGCAGCGCCAGTGCTGAGGGTAGCGGTCCGCGTCGGGGCGAGCCTGGAAGTGCAGGGCCCACTTGTCTATCTTGAGCGTGGTGACGTGCTCGATCCCGACCTTCCCGCGGCACCAACGACGCCGGTCCTTGCGGGCACGGTGTACGGGCACCTCGGGAGCCAGGACGCGGGCTTCGTCGAGCTTCGGGCCGGCGTTCCACCCGTCATAGCTGTGTCCCACGATCTGCTCCTTCCGTTGCGGTACCGACGGGACTCGAACCCGCGACCTCCGCCGTGACAGGGCGGCGCTCTAACCAGCTGAGCTACGACACCGTGGAGCATGCGCCAGGACTCGAACCTGGAACCTCCGGATTTTATACCGGCGCTCTACCGTATCCCCGGGCGTCCCCGGGCGGTGTTCCCCTTGAGCTACGCACGCAGTCGGCCATGCTGGAGTCGAACCAGCGGTCTTCTGCTCCCAAAGCAGACGGATTACCAAGCTTTCCCAATGGCCGTTCTAAGAGGCGGCTAGGCGCGCAGAGGGCCCCGCAATACCTAACCCTTACCGGTCCCCGGCCTCCCAGGTCAGACCCTACCCCTACCGACGCTTCGCCCGCATCCGGATTCCCTCAGCGAGCGCGTGCTGGTTGGCGACGAACTTGGCCAGCTCGAAGTCGTCCTCGGTGTAGGCGGACGCGATCAGCTGCAGCGAGGCGTTCATCTGGGCGAGGTGCACCCAGATCTCGGTGAGCTTGTCGTCAGCGTTCACCCGACGCGCTCGGGCCAGTGCCAGGTGCCGCCCGTTTCGCCGGTCCGGTCGTGTTCGACCCCGCGGTTGAAGAACGTCCCAGTGGGGTTGAGCACCGCGAGCCCGACTAGCTTGCCGAAGCCCGTCTCCTCGGAGACCTCGGTGATGATCGCCGCGCGGCACTCGCTGGTGAAGGCCTGCGAGCCGTTGGGCTGTACCGGGGTGCCGTAGCTGACGTAGTGAACTATTCGACCCACCGAGGGCTGCTGTTCGCTCACGACAGGACGTGCCGCCCGCCCCGGCTCACCGCGTCAGGCCCGATCGGCGCGGTGACCACGGTGCGCAGGTAGAACGCCACCACGGCGACCACGAAGGCCATGATTGAGCCCTGCAACTGAGGAGTCAGCTGGAAGCCGAAGGAGAGCGCGACGGCCAGCATGGCCTGCACGACACCCGCGATCAGAGGCGCGGCCTTCTCCGCGGACACCGAGAGGGCGGTCAGCACGCCGAGGAGGACGACGACCAGAGCGTTGAGCGCACCCTGCTCATCCACCGTGAAGCCGAGCGTCAGCGCCCCGATGAGCTGGATCAGGCCGGCGACGACGGCCGCGATCTGGGCGGTCTCACGGGCGATGTAGGCGAGAACCTTGTTGAACATGACGGATTCCTTTACCGCTTGGTCCAGAACTGCTCAACCCAGGGTTCCGAAGGGTTGCCTCGGCTAAAACGACGGACAGATCCGTCAGCGAAGTAGTAGGCGCGCTCCATGGACGGGTTCGGGTTGGACGAGGCCATGGTCTCGATGCGGATCGCGTCCTCGACCCCGAGCGGATGGATCACCACCAGTGCCGTCGGTTGCCAACGGGGTGCCCGACGCCACCGAGCAGCAGGAGCACGAGGCCGACGACGAGCAGGATGACCCCGATGGTGTAGAAGATGGAGATGCCGAGCAGATAGCCCAGCAGCACGAGGATTACGCCAAGGACAATCACGAGGGGCTCCTTTAGCTCCGGTAGTCCTGCCGGTTGTTCCAGGTCTTCGTCATGTCGTGACGGGCGCGCCCGATCTCAGCGGTCCATCGGCCCACGAAGAAACCGGGGACTGAGCCGGCGCCGAGCAGGAGGAAGAGCTGCAGGGTGGTCACGAATGGATCCCGCCTGAGCTGATGAACAGGGCGACGATGACCAGCAGAAGCCCGACCGGGGTCAGCAGGACGCGGTTGTAGGTCGCCACCGCGTTCCACAGGATGATGTCGAAGAGGACCAGGATGAACGCGATGACGAGGAGGATCATGTTGATGCTCACGAGCCGCTCCTTTGCTGAAGCTTCTTCGTCGCGGTCTGCAGTTCGGCGATCGCCGCCGCCAATGCCACGAGCTGCACATTCGCCCGACGCAGATAGTCGGTCGCGGTCAGGTCTTCATCGGTGCCGCCCGGCCATGTGGGCCAACCCGGCCAGTCCGTTCCTTGGGGTACCACCGTCGCCGAACCGCTGATGTATTGGTAGACGGCCGTGAGCATTGCGTCCTGCTCTGGAGTCAAGTCATCCTCCTGGATACCCTGGAGTCTCTGCTGCCACACCGCGTATTTGGCCATCGCGTCGTTTGCGTATGCCTCGGCGGCCGGACCACTGCCGTTGTAATGCACGAATCCTCCGCGCACGCCGTACCTGCGGATCAGCGCCTGAATGCCCCGGAAACCGGAGCGCATGTTCGGGATGGGCAACCAGCAGCCGCCGAGTGAATCCGCCGAGTTCTGGTAGCCCGCAGACGTGCATTGCGCGGGGCCGACACCCTGGCGACCAATGCGCCCAGCCTGCACGGCGGTGCGATAGGCGAGGTAGCTGGCCTGGGTAACGACTGTGCCTTTGATGTAGGTGCCGCCGGTCGACACCCCATCGGAGCCCCAGACGTTGCGGCCCCCGCTCTCTTTCTGAATGACCGTTGCCGCCACCGCGAGGTCGATGCCTTCTAACTGGGCGGCTTCCACGATTTCGCTGGCGAGGCCGAGTCCGTACATGCTCAGGACACTCGTCGCGCTCACCACGGGTTGAAACTGTCGGGTCGGACGTACGTCATCTTCTTCAAGCGCCAGACACCTCGCCAGTCCTGGTTCAGCCGCAGCCCATAAGCAATGGAGAGCCCGTGCGCTTCGGCGATCCAGTTGGTCGTGTCCGCCGGAAACACCATGTCTTCATGCAGCTCGCGCCAGATGCCGGTGCGGATCTCGGTGACCGCCTCCGGGTCCGCGCGCATAATCATTTCCCGGATCGCCGCCCGAGCGCTCATCCCGGCGGGGAAGGTCACGATGCGCATAGAAAGGCCCTCCGGCCAGGGACAAGGCTGCCCACGATTGGTGTCCCTGGCCAGAGGGCTCTCATCTAACTACTTACTCACTCGGCGGGGTGACTGCCGGTGGAACCAGCGCGGCGGCCGCGGCGACACCCGCGGCAACTGCGTCGGCGGTGGACTGAGCTGCCGCCACCGCCGCGGTGAGCCCGCTGAGGTCCAGCTCTGGCTGCGCCGCCTGGAGGGCAGCGATCTCAGCCTGGATGTTGTTCACGTCGCCAGCAAGGTCGGACACCGCGGTACCCAGCTGGGCGTTGGTGTCGGATAGGGCGGCGGTCAGGGCGTCAATATCGGACTGAGCCACGGAGATCTCCCTTTGCATGCGCTGCTGGTTATGTCCCAGCTGCCGTTGATTGTCCTCTAGCTCCTCAAGACGCTGGAGGATTTGCCATGGACGGGCACCAGGACCAAAGGATTCTGTATCAGCTTCATCAGCCATACCGCGGTGCCTTTGATCGACGTGGAGTGTTCCGTGTGGGAACACGAGGGTTGGGTACTGCCTGAATCAGGGCGTCGTGGGCGCACTGATACAGCCGGCAGGGCCACCGAAATTGCTCGACAGCCCCTTGGTGCATGCACCAACCGTGATCGTCGGGAATGTGCTGGTGAAGCATCCAACGGGCCCTGCGCGGGTCCGCTTTCAGGAACCAGATAACCCCGAGATTGACGGTTTCTACCGGATCGAGGTCGGCCTCAACTGCCGACGGTAGGACGGAGAGAGATAAGGTCCGCAAAGACCACCTCCTGCGACGTGAGCCCCGAGCAGGTGATGAGTCGAAGTTCCGGACCCGGCGTATTGCCATAAACGGCCTGTGCTTCTGAGTTGAAGTTCGCCTTCGGGACCGTGAGATTCTGGGTTACCCGAAAGGTTGCCGTCTGACCGTCGGACCGATCAATTTCCACCACACCACCCACTCCGAGCTGACCCAAATTCCAGAAGAGCCCGTGGTGACCTTGCTGGTCGACATGAGCCAGCACGACAGCGGGACCCATCGCCCCAGGGACGGGGGAGAAGCGATACCAACCCAGCTCGCCCACTTTGCTCAGGGGAGGGACTTGCAGGGTGTGATCGGTGTTGCGCCCCACGGGGATGACATCGCGGGACGATACGGCAATGGCTGGGATCCGAATCGCCGTCGGGACGACAGCTTTCGCTGGAGGGGCGGTCACCGTCGACGAGCGGTCAGATACAAGGGCCGGAGCTGTAGGTGCGGACATTGTCACTGGAACTGGTGTCCTGGTGACCGTCACCTGCTGGATTACGACACGCGGCGGAGTCGTTGGCTGGGGAACGCTGGTAGAAAGAACAACGCCCGGTGACGTCAGATCTGGAGGATCCACAGACGCGGGAGCGGGGGTGGCGCTAACCCCTCGAATTAGCGCCACCCCCACTACCACTCCGAGGATCAGGGGGGCAACACACCCCAGTACCCTCGGCGTCTTCATCAGCGCCGGAAGAACCGAGCGCCGCGCCGGAAGCCAGGCAGGCCCCAGTTGACCGAGGTCAGGGTCTGGCAGCTGCCGTCACCGGTGGCAACCGCGCCCACCGGGATCTCGGTGACCTGCACGAGCTGCGGCTCCTGGACCAGCGTGTAGCCAAGCGAGACCGGGTCGCCGGAGCAACCGCACGAGCTGGCGACCTGGCTGTACGGGAAGATGGTGCCCCCGCGCTGCCAGAAGGTCCCGCCGAAGTTGCCCCCACGGAAGGAGCCGAAGCCTCCGCCGAAGTTACCCCCACGGAAACCGCCGAAGTTGCCGCCGCGGAAGTGGTCACCCCGGTGGTCACCGCCAGTGGATGGGGTACACACGACGGGAAGTGCAACGGTTCCACAAAGAGTGGGCCGCTGAGTCGGTGCCGGAGTCGCCGCGTTCGCCACGCCGACGGAGCCGGCGCCAATGGCAGCCATCACGGCCACGACGGTTAGGGACTTACGGAGCATGATCAAACCCTTCGATTCGGTTTTGACAGCCCCCCGGCCGCCTCCGACATTTGGTCGGCTTGCCTGTCACAACGAGAGACGCTCAGCGTGGTCACGGGTTGCGTTCAGATTCGTCTTAGTTTCACGGAGGGTAGTGACAGCGTTCGTCACTCACTGACCGTTCCCGAGGCCGTTGAGCAGGCCTCCCACCCCGTTGAGCAGCGGAGTTCCCTGGTTAGCGGGTGCTGCTGGTGCCACCGGCTGAGCTGCCTGGACGGGTTGCTCGACCGTCTGGGTCACCGGCGCCGGCTGCGTCACTGTCTGCGTGACCGGGGGTTGTTGCGTGACCGTCACCGGGGGCGGGGGAGCTTGCTCGGTGACCGTGACCTGGCGCGGGCTTTGATACCGGTAGGGCGGCGCCGGGTAGCGATACGGAGCCTGGCGTTCAGAAGGAAGCGGCGGGCGCTCATCCCGCGTCGGCGGAGGTTGCTGCTGCAGGTAGCGGTTATCGGGTGCGGCTGGCCCCGCATAGACGCCCTTATCTGGCTGACCAGCAACACCAGGGGCTGAGGTGGGGCCCGACGACGCAGGAGCACCCCCCTCGACGGGCACCGCGACCTTCGGCAGCGAGCGCGCGATCTCCGCTCGGATCATGGCGTCGATCTGCTGCGTGGTCAGCGGCGTCGAGATGGGTGCCGCGGCCAGCGGAGTCGACTGCACCTGCTGCGCGAGCGGGCAGGCGCCGATGGAGATCAGCGGAGCGGCGGTCTCACCGCCCTGGTGACAGACCTCTAGCACCTTGCTCGCTAGATCCTGGCTCTGCGCGATCGCGTTCTGGCGCTCCACGGAGGCCTCGTGCGCGGGGACGGCGATGAGAACGCCGAGCGCGAACACGACCAGTACCGCGAGCACCGTGGCGATCGCCGAGCGTGGGGTGATGGGGCGCGCCGCGTGCCGCCCCGGAGAGCCCACTAGTTACCAACGGTCGGAGCGGCGGTGGGCGGATGCGCGGCGCCGGGCACGATCGGGTAGTCCGGACCGCAGCCCATATCCACAAACTTAGTTCGCGTCTTCTCGAACCACTGGGTGTACTGCTCACGGTCAGGCCCCGCCGATCGACTCTGGGGGGCGTAGCTGCCGATGGCCCACGTATACAGCGGGCACACCGCGTCGAGCCGGCTATTCGTCTCGAAGAGAGTGAAGCCCAAGTAGAACCCCATCACCGTGAGCAGCATATCGAAAATCAGCAGAACACGCAGCAGGTTGGCCTTACGCTCATTGCTCTTAACGCGCCGCGTGTTGACCTTAGCCAGTTCCTCGGTGTCCTGGAGTCGGTCGCCCAGCTCCTCTACGACCTGGGCCAATGCACCAACCTGCTCGGTCAGCCTTGTCGCTGCATTAGCGAGGATCCGAGCCCGCTCGTCAGGCATCAGATGGTCCCTCTTCCTCGTCTTCTTGCTCGTCAATCTCGCTGCTGAGAGTCTGGACGAAAGCATTCAGTTCCGTGATGAAAGACTCCAGCTCTACGCGCGTCTTCTCAGCTCGCTCAATGATACGAGCAGTGTCGGGAGCGTCTCGCCAGAGTTGGGCCATCATCCGTCATCCCGCCGTGAGATCAGGCGCAATGCACGCTCTACCGTCTGGGAGGAGCGCTCCAGCGCGGGGACGAACTTGTCTTGGATGGTCTCGTTCAGCTTGCGTAGCTCTTCCTGCAGCTTGTCCGCACGCTCCCGCTCCAGGTCCAGGGCCTTCGTTTCCCTGGTGAAAAGTACCCGGACGGCGGCGAGCGCAACCACAGAAAGGAAAAGTAGACCTCCATACTGATAAAGCAGGGAGAGGTCTACCCCCGCGCCGGCTACCCCCTGAGTCAGTAGCACGGCAGTCCCTTCCTACGCGGCGTCGTCGTCAGGATCGTCTTCCACCCTCGGCCATAAAGGCTGTACCACCTCGGCCAAGGTCGGATTGTCGCGCAGCTCCATTGCGGCGATCGGGACGTAACGCGTGCGGTACTCATCCAACGACGTAATCTCGGGCATCAGACTCCTACTCAGCCGGACTGAACGACGACGATGCCGGGCGCACCAGTCCCCCCGACGCCTGTGTTGTGCGTGTTGATGGTCGATCCGCCGCCGCCGCCACCAGCACCGTAGCTACCGCCACCACCGCCGGCACCACCTGTGGTCGTGTTGGATCCAGCACCTCCACCACCGCCCGAACCGGCGATGACCAGCGCGGCGGCTGACGTGCTCGCACCACCGGCACCGGCACCGCTCGCGGTACCCCCCGACCCACCGGCCGCGTTGTTGTTCTGCAGCGAACCGCCACCAACGCCACCGGCAAGCGATGAAGCGGTGGTTGCCATGCCTCCGCCGGCCCCGCCCCCAGGTGCACCGTAGGCCGTACCCGCAGCCGCGGCCCCAAGGACGCCTGAGGCGCTCGACGCGCCCGCACCACCGGCCGCGAGGCCCGCGCCGCCTGCACCGCCCGTGCCGGCGACGCCGCTCAGACCCCCACCGCCTCCGGCGCCGCCACCGTTGGCGACAACCTTGATAGGGCTGCCAAACGAGGAGGCACTCCCAGCGACGCCTGCGTTTCCAGCGTGCGAAGCGGTCGCGTTCGCCGCTCCACCGCTGCCACCACCGCCAACCGTCACGCCTTCGGTGGCGCCAAGATCCCCGGCCCGGAACATGTTCATGGAGAACGCTCCGCCGCCACCTCCAGCGCCGCCCGAGTTTGCAGTCCCGGACGCGGTCATCGCGCCCGAGCCGCCACCCCCGCCGCCGCCGAACATCATGACGCGCACCCAGGTCGCGCCCGAGGGCTTCGTCCAGGTGCCGGAGTTGGTGAAGATCTGGATGTCGGTCTGATAGTTCGGGTCGAGCAGGGTGTGGATACCGGCGAGCAGGCTCATGAGGACACCGCCCCGGTGATCACCACATCCACCGCGCTAGCGGTACCAGCGGTGACCGCGATCGCCTCTCCGGTAGCCATCATCGCGCCGCCGAGGTAGTCGCGCAGCGAGAGCGTGTCCCCCGCGCCGAGGTTGTAGCCGGAGATGATCGCGTGCGTACCGTCGGCGGTGTCTCCCACCTTCAGCAGGTGCACGGTGACGGGGACAGCGGATCCCGTGACGTTGCACAGGGTCATGGTGGCGACCTTGGCAGTGGTGTTCGAGGGCACCGTGTAGAGCGTGGTCGTGGAGGTGGTCGAGAGCTGCCCGGAGTAGAGGATCTGGCCGAGCATCTGGGCGAGTGCCAGGTATGACGGGTTAGGCAAGGTAGCGGCCTTTCAGGGAGAGAATGCGCCGAGGACCATCGACATGGCGATGGAGCGCGCCGTGGTCTGGCTCAGTGGGGTGTCCTCGGAGATGACGATCCACAGGCCCTGCGCGTCGACGTACTGCAGCAGCGCGGACTGGCTCAAGCTCGGAAGGCTGATGACGACGGGCCCCGTCGAGGTGTTGAAGGTGTCCGAGCCGGCGGCAGCGATCGTCACCGCGTTCGATCCGAGCCGAGCCACGTGCTTGACGCCGATCTGGGTCAAGTCCGGCGGAGAGGCCGGCAGCGTGATGGTCACAGGCCCGGCGACGGTGGACACCGGCACGAACTGCTGCGCCAACGCGGTGTAGTTCGAGGTCGCCACCGTGGTGACGGTCAGCACCGACGCCGCCTGCGCGACCCGGTCATCGAGGTCGTTGATCGCGGCGTTGTAGAGCAGCATGTTCGACGCGGTCAGCGGAGTCGCCTCGGACGGCTCATCCTGCCAGTTCGTCAGTGTGTAGGACATAGGCCTTCCTTAGCTCGCTGCTCGTAGCCAACGACGGTGCTTCCTGGCCGGTGCGATGGTGAACAGCAAGCCCCAGCCCTTGCCGACCGTCGTGAGCGTGGAGGGCTTATTCGCGTCCCCGCTGATCGTGGCCGACGCTGACTTGGCGGGGATGGCCTGGCCGGCACTGGATGGCACAATCGCCCAGTCATGTGCCCAAGCTGGCTCATCACATTCCGAGCCGGACGATGCTGCAGTAGTAGCAGCGGCCGGGTTCACAGTAGTGGTGTCCGCGTGTCCCCCTGTTGCCCAGGTAAGCCCGTCAGAGCCCCCTGTCACCGTGCCATATGTAGTGTTAGTCGAGTTGGTTTCGTGATACACACACGCAATAGCCAACGCTCCTGCGACACAGTTACTGGCCAGCGCGGCGGTAGGCCCAACTGCGGTAGTACTAGTCGAGCTGGCATAGGTAATACCAGTGATGGTGTTAGTGTTATCCGCCGGATTAGACAGGTCTAGCCCGTTGGGCTCCTGGTCGAGAAACTCTGAAATCTGGCTTGACCACTTCGCACCGGAACACTTGAAGATCTGCGCAGTCATGGTGTCCGTAGGAGTGGACGACGAGTAAGTCAACGTCGGAGCAGTATCTCCAGATGCCCACGGCTTCACCCAGAGCTGCCACCGTACAGTGTGATCCTGCAAAAGGGGACTAGTTGGATAGGAGCTGTTCGTCCCCACGGCGAAAGGCATATGCGTACTAATGGCCTTCGTCCATCCGGTGGCAATAGCCGGCGAGCTAGGCGCAGTGGTTGGCTGTGGCGCGGCCGACGTCGCGGCAGAAGTACTCGTAGTGTTGATCCCGCGACTAGCTCGCGCGATGCAGAACATCATGTCGCCAGCGGTCAAACCCGTTGGAAGAGCCGGCGTCAACGACGTAAGCGTCGTTCCACCTGTGTTGTGACCGGACGTCTTCGTGCCCCACGCCACACCCGAGATCGTGTCCGGGCTATTGGTCCCACGCACCTGAACCGAAGTGGCGGTCTCTCCGTTGTGGCTGGTCCGAAAGTCGCGGTACCCAGCCTCGCCGTACTCATTCCTATCCGTCTCTAGCCCAAGCGGTGGACTCGGCATTCCGGTCCACTTGGTTTGCAAATACATACCACATTTGAAATAGGAGTTGGCCCCTGAGGCGACCAGCGCTGGCATGCCTGAATCAGATGAGAGCATGGTATTATCATTGACCGAGCACTCATAGCCGGCGGACCCAGAGATAATGGCACCAACATGAATCCTGCAGCGGTACCAGGTGTTAAGCTGGGCACTGCTCACGAGCTTAGGGACGCCCGATGAGGTGCCGTTGATCCGCAGCACGATCTCCTGCTTGCCATCGGTGGCGAACGTGGACGCCGGCTGCCAGGCAATCTCGATGAGGTCGTCACTGTTGTCGTGCATCTGGATCATGACAAACGACGGATGCACAGGGGGTAGATGCGTCGGGAAGATCCAGCACTCGACCCAGTGATCCCCGGTCGTAGGGTTGAACGCGCGCAACGTGGTGCCGTCCTGCTGGCGCTCCCGGAACTCAGAGCGGGGATAGCCGTTGGTGGCGATGGTGTCTACGTCCACGTCCGAGCGCAGCATCATGTGGGAATTGCTGGCGTCGGCGTAGAGGATGTTGCTGATGCCGGTCGAGGACGCGAGCGTGGACGGAGTGGCCGTCGTAATGCCGGCGCCACTCGCTGTTGAGTAGTCGATCTGGTAGTTGCTTTTGCCGGCCCCGACGCCGATGTTGCACCAGTCAGCCGCTGGAGTAGCCACAGGTCAGCTCCGCTCAGGCTTGCAGGGTGTAGCCGCCGTACAGCCAGCCGGCGCCGCAGTACTCGCCGAGGATGCTGACCGTCTTGCCGGTCGGGAGGCTGATGGTCGCGGTGGAGTTGTCGGTGGTGCCGACCCAGCCCGAGAGCGTGATGACCCAGGGGCCGGTGCCGCTCGCGGTGAGCTGAGCCCGGTAGGTCGCGCCCACGTATCCGTTCGCGGGAGCGTTGAGCGTGGTGCTCTGGCTCAGCGACGTGCAGGAGCCGACCTTGGTGTTGCCGCTGTTGGCGTTCGGCGAGACCGTGGCGCCATCTGCCAGCGTCTCTACCTGGGTGGACCAACTGCCGCCGGGCGCGTCGCCCCAGATCACGCCCAGGGTCTGCGACGAATCAGCGAGGAGAACCTGGCCATCCGTGCCGACGTTCAACGTGTCAGGCGTGGCTGCGGCGGCCCCGACGACCAAATCACCGGTCGCAGTGATCAAGCCGGCGTCGACAGCCCCGATATCCGACGGGTTGATCGGGTCAGACCCGGCAGAAGCATGCGTGGAGGCGTGCGTGGTTGGCGTCCGAGCGTCGGAGAGACGGCTGTCGTTGCCGGCGCAAGCCTGCGCGGATCCGGTGCCGAGCGTGCGCAGTCCGGCGGTCGCCGCGACCGGGTCCTTGATTGCTGAGGCAACCTCAGTACCAGTGATGGCGCTGGCCGCGATCGTCGGGTTTGGGTAACTACCAGCCAGGGAGCCGCCGGCAGTTCCGGACGGTGCGCGCGAATTCGACAGCCGACTGTCGTCGTTGCGGACAGGGTTACCGGAGGCTCCTGGGCTGGGCACCACCGGCGCCGAGGAGAACGTTTTGATGCCGGCGACGGTCTCCGCGCCCGTGTTGTGCACGACCGCCGAGTCCGTCGCCTTGTTGCCCAGGTCGCCGACCAGGGAGGTGACGTCGGACTCGGCGTGCGTGTGGGTAGTGCTGGCCTTCCCCGACACAGCGGTGGTCAAGGTGGACAGATCGGTGGTCAGGCTGGTGACGTCACCCTCGGCGTGCGTGTGAGAGGCATCGGCTTTCCCGGCCACGTCGGTGGTGAGCGTGCCAAGATCGGTAACCAGCGACGTCACGTCAGACTCGGCGTGCGTGTGAGAGCTGCTCGCCTTCCCAGACAGATCCGTCGTCAGCCCGGTGACCTGCGACTCGGCGAGGACCAGGTTCGCCTGAACGACGGTGATCGTCGGGTTAGCTGGGTCGGTGTTGTCCACATCGACCGAGCTATCTCCGGCGTCCACCGTCGTGACACCGCCAGGTGCTGGGTCCGCCCAGTCCACGCCCAAAGGCTGCGAGGAGTCAGCGGTCAGCACCTGGCCGTCGGTCCCGACGTCGAGCGTCCCGAAGGTGTCGTTGTTGCTGGCTACCAGCATGTCGCCGGTGGCGGTGGCCAGCGTGTTAGCTACGGTGCCCTCGACCAGGGCGAGAGTTCCCGTTTCCCGGTCGTCCAGGTCGTTGATCGCCGCGTTGATCAGCAGTAGGTTTTCCGCGTCCAAGGGGCTGGATGTGGACGGGTTGTTCGTCCACTCGGGCAGGTCGTACGCCATTCGGCCAGCTCCTTACCGTAGAACCGGGCTCGGGGGATCGGACTCGGGACCGCGCACGGGCACCGCGCAGGCGGCGGTCGTGACTTCTAGCGGCCACGCGTCCCTTGCCGTTGGCCCTCGTTGTGCCTCGCCAGTCGCGGCGGTGATCGTCGCCAGCACGATGGCCTGGAGGCTGTGCACCCCCGCCTGCAAGCTCGGGTTGACCGAGAAGGCTTCCCAGGGCCGCAGGTGGCCCGTGGCGGTGAGCACCGTGAGTGCGTGCAGCACCGCTTCTGGGTAGATCGTGTCCCGCGAACCAGCGGTGAGATGAGACGCCGCGACCAGCGTCGCCCGCACCACGACCGTGATCTGTTCGGTCGCGGTCATCCCGGCGTGCGCGGACAACGTCGCGCGACCAAACGTCTGCGGAGTCGCCACGGCGTGCAGAGCCGCAACAGCAGCCAACGCGGCCTGCACGTGATAGCCCAACGAGGCACTCGCGTGCAGCGACGTGGTCTCGCTGAGATGAGCACTCGGCAAGACCGTCTTGAAGGCACTGCTGGTCAACCCGGCATGCGCCGCCAAGGTGGCGGACGGCCGCTTGATCAGCTTCGCCGACGAGGTCAGCCCAGCGCTGGCCGCCAGGGTGGCGGAGGGGCGCTGAGTGACCTTGGCCGCCGAGGTCATTCCGGTGCTGGCATGCAGCGTCACTACGGACGCCCGGACGACCACAATCGCGGTAGCCGTCAGGTGCGCGACTCCAGCAAGAGCGGCGTCCGCCGGCAGCGCGACAGTCGGGATCTCGGCGGCGGCCGTGGTGACCGCATGCAGCGTCGCGCGCGGCTTAACGACGATATACGCCGCCGAGGTCAGCCCGGTGCTAGCCGACAGAGTGGCGGATGGCCGCTTGGTCAGCTTCGCCGCCGCGATCAGCCCGGCGTGGGCGGACAGCGTCGCGCTGGGCAGGTGTACTGGCGTCGACGACGCGGTCAGCCCAGCGTGTGCGGCCAGCGTCGCGCGGACGAAGCTGTTCGCGCCTGGTGTGGTCGCGGTCAGCCCAGCAACAGCGTGCAGCGTCGCGGACGGACGCTTGGTGAGCTTCGCCGCAGAGGTCAGCCCAGTGCTGGCCGCCAGGGTGGCGGAGGGGCGTTGGGTGAGCTTCGCGGCAGCGTGCAGAGCAGCACTGGCGGACAGCGACGCCGCCGACAGCTTGATCGTGCCCGCCGCGACGGTCAGCCCCGCGGTCGCGTGCAGAACCGCGGCCGGGCGCTCGGTGTCGAACGCCGCAGAGGTCAGTCCCGCACTGGCGTGCATCGTCGCGGACGGACGCTGGGTCAGCTTCGCGGCTGCCGTGAGTCCAGCGGTCGCGGCCAGCGTGGTCACGACCGGGCGCACGATGACGCGCGCCGACGAGGTCAACCCCGCGTGGGCCGCCAACGTCGCGCTGGGCAGGTGCGTCAGGAACGTCGACGCGGTCAGCCCAGCGCTAGCGTGCAGCCCCGCCGCCGGCCGCTGAGTACCAGCCGCCGACGAGGTGAGCCCAGCGGTCGCGTGCAGAACCGCGGCCGGGCGCTGGGTGAGCTTCGCCGATGCCGTGAGCCCAGTGCTGGCCGCCAGGGTGGCGGAGGGGCGCTGGGTGATCTTCGCAGCGGCGTGCAGACTGGCAGTCGCCGTGAGCGTCGCGCTGGGCAGGTGCGTCAGTGACGTCGACGCGGTCAGTCCAGCGCTGGCGTGCAGCGTCGCGGATGGACGTTGCGTGTCGGTAGCGGTCGCGGTCAGCCCGACCCCAGCGTGCAGGGCCGCCGCCGGACGTTCGGTATCGCGCGCTGCCGAGGTGAGCCCAGTGCTGGCCGCCAGGGTGGCGGACGGTCGCTGGGTAATCTTCGCGGCGGCGTGCAGCGATGCGGTGGCCTGTGCGGTGACCGCCGGCAAGATGACATCGGTGGCGGTCGCGGTCAGCCCAGCATGCGCCGACAGTGCGGCCGACGGGCGCTTCGTCAGGACGGCTGCAGCGGTCAGCCCAGCAGAGGCGTGCAGCGTCGCGGACGGACGAATGGTGTCGCGTGGCGTCGTCGCGGTCAGACCAGCGGTCGCCGAGAGTGCTGCGGACCCAGAGGTGACGACCGTGGGCGCCTTGTTGACCACGACCAGAGAGGTCGCGGCGGACATGGTGCCGGCCACCGGGTAGAACTGGACAGCGAACGACGTCAGCCCAGCGTGCGCCGCCAGGGTGGCGGACGGGCGATGAGTGACCAGAGGTGAAGTCGCGGTCAGACTCGTGCTGGCCGACAGGGAGGCCGACGGACGCTGGGTTACCTTCGTGGCAGCCGTGAGACCGGTGTGCGCCGCCATCGGGGTCACGGTGACCGGGACGGTGTTGCGGACCTGCGCGCTCAGGTGTGCGGTAGCCGTCAGGTTGGCGGCGCCCGAGGTAGTGTCGACAGCCGTCGTGGAGAGTCCGGCATGCGCCGCCAGGGTGGCGGATGGCCGCTTGGTCAGCTTCGCGGCGGCAACCAGAGCTGCAGAAACAGACAGACTCGCCGCCGGACGCTGCGTGACCTTGGCCGCCGAGGCGAGTCCGGCATGGGCCGCGAAAGTCGCACTCGGGAGAATGGTCTTCTTGACGGCTGCGGTCAGCCCAGCGCTGGCGTGCAGTGAGGCGGCCGGACGGATGGTGTCGGTCGGCGCAGTCGCCGTGAACCCGACGGAGGCGTGCAGCGTCGCGCGTGGGAGGTAGCGGATCGTGGCGTTCGCCGTCAGCGTCGGCGAGGCGTTGAAGATCGCGCCCTCGGCGTGAATAACCGCTACCTTCAGCGCCATCCCCGCGGTGGCACTCAGGTCAGCTTCAACGAAGATCTCGCCGCCGGAACAGAAGGCGGTCAGCCCCGTGGACGCGGAGAGATCAGCGGACGGGAAGGTGGTGACCGTGGTGCCGGTGGACGGGTAGAGCCCCGGGTCCGGGATGACGCCCACGCCAGGGGTCAGCGTGTAGGGCCCGATGAAGAGCCCAGACTCACCGGAGAGCGTCGCGTCCAGAAGAGGGCCGGTGATCGCGGACACCGTGATACTGCTGGTGGCCGATAGGGTGGCCGTACCGGCGTCGCTCAGGACGGTGGCGTCAGCCGTCAGTCCAGCGGTCGCGCTCAGTGTCGCCGCGGCATGCGCGGTCGGCGTCAAAGACGGGTTGACCTGGGTAAGCGCGGTCAGCTGAGTGACGACCGGCCGCACGATGACCTTGGCCGCCGAGGTCAGCCCCGTGCTGGCGGACAGCGTGACGGCGAGGTTCTCGGTGGTGTGCGTCGCCGTCGCGGACAGGCTGGCGTGCGCGGCTAGCGTGACCGACGGAAGCTTCGTCAGGACAGCGACCGCGGACAGACCGGTGGTAGCCGAGAGAGCCGCCGCCGCCGGTTCCGTGACCTTCGTGGCGCTGGTCAGACCTGTGGCTACGGACAGAGCTGCCGCGACAGGGATGGTGTCGCGCGCGGTGGCCGTGAACCCTGTGGAGGCGCTCAGCGTCGCAGCGGGCAGCTTGGTGAGCTGGGCTGCCGCGGTCAGAGAGATGGTCGCCGAAAGGGTGGCGGCCGGGTTGTAGTTGATCGTCGCGGTAGCGGTCAGCCCCGCGCTCGCCGCCAGCGTGGAGGTGCCACCGGGCAGGAAGACGGAAGGGGCGGTGGTGCTCAGGCCGGCGGTGGCCGACAGCGTCGCGGACGGGTGCTCAGTGACGGCAGCGCTGGCGGTCAGAGAGGAGGTCGCGGCGAGCGTGGCCGTCCCGGGATCCCGGACCGTGGGTTGAGGCCGCTGCCTAATCCAGATCGCGTGGCTCGGGAATCCCCTACCGAAACGAGCCATCCCGAACCCTCCTAGCTAGTCGAGTTCGAGGTCATTCCGTCCAAACCATGTAGCTATTAACAGATACCGCGGCTGGAGCGTTAACTTGAATGCCCAAACCGGAGTTAGTCGTAGCTGGACCGTCAGGCTCCTGGCTTAGTGGGAACTGAATAACGAGGCCACTGGTAGGCGACACGTACCACGTACGCAAAATGACGCCCACTGTCGGTGCGGTTGTCCAGGAGGCGGCCGTCGACGGCATATAAGCGGTACACGATGATGCAGGGGCTGCCGAGTCCAGCGGGGTCGCCGCCTGTGTAATAGTGCTACCACTCGTCGTGCCGCTTGTGCGCACCAATCTAACAATCGCGGGTACTGCACTGGAGGAGGTGCCGTTGAACGACACACCTAGCTCGTTGAGAGCTATGCGGTGAGCTGCCGCTGTGGACGCAATATCAAGCGTCACGACCGCGGTTGCGGCAACAACGGCGATCGCCTCGGACGCGGCTACGTACTGGTCAGCCACAAGAACTCCCTAATAGGATGCCGCGCGGTTGACCGCCTGGTTGATACTCAACAGCCGGCGACTGGACCCTGGGTTAGTCGCGGTAAACAGCACCCCGAACATGTCAGAGGTACTGGCTGGAGACTGCTGGGCGCTCGGGGACTGTGCCGAGTTCGCGCAGTTCGGGTTGTAGAGAACTGGGTTGCTGTTCGCGTCGAGCAGCACTGTGTAGCCAGCCGTTTGACCGGTGGTGAGTGCGAGCTGCCCGACGAAGCCGTGCGCTATGTAGGCGCGCAGCGTGCCGCCCGGAGTGAGTGTCGGTCCAGCAACGGTGGTAGTGCTGGTCGTAGTGTTCTTGGCGACGCCAACACCCTCAGCGGCCCAAACAGTGCCCGCGCCGCCGCCAGAACTAAATTGCTTACAGCGCAGGAATGTAGCCTTAGTGCCAATCGTGCTCGCCCACGTAATAGTAAGGGTGGCTGACCCCGTCGTGGTAACCGTGCCAATCCACATCTCATACTTGTGGAGAACGCTGCCGTTGGTGATGGTCGTCGGCGTGGTAAGTGCCGTCCAGGCCCCCGGCAGCCCCGAGTTACTCGCAGGGCAACCGCCCCCGGACAACACGGAGATGCTGGGTAGCGTGGCAGCGGTGCCGATGATCGACATAAACACAAGAGAATCGCCAATGGCATTCGGCACGACCGCCAGACTGGTCAGTCCGGTGGCGTTAGACGCTGACTTCCAGAATAGGCTTGTACCGGGGTCGCTGATTGCAGAGAATGCCATTAGCTAATTACGACAGAGTGATCGAAATGCTGGACGTAGCGAAGGTCACCGTGTCCCCAGCGTTCACCGTCTTACTCGCGCTCAATGCACCAAACCAACGCCGCACCGGAGTGGTGATGGTGAATACCGTGGAGGAGCCAGTGGTGCCAGTGAAGGCCACAGCCAACACCGCGTGAGTCGAGTCAGTAACAGAGGCAATCGTGGTGAAACCGCCGGGGATGCCGGTAGCGGCAATCTTCTGGCCGACGTCGGCGGAGGTGAAGTTTCCGGTAGCCGAGGAGATGTTCGCCGACAGGTTGGTAACCACGCCATCCGCCGAGGTGACGCGAGTAGCCGAGTCCCACAACTCGATGCTCTTGATCGTGCACGCCGGCATGACGTTGAAGCTCGCCGTTCCAACGCTGTTGGTGACCGAGCCGGCGCTCGCGGTGCCCCAGATTGAGGTACCTGTGGTGGTGTCGAAGCGGGCGTAGGTCGAACCGCCCGTGTTGGCCACCTCGCTACCCTTGAGGACAGCGGTCGGGTCCGTGACGTCGGTGATCAGCGCCAGGGTGATCGGCTTAGTGGGGTTGGGGTAAGTGACCCCAGCCACGCTGGCAGCCAGGATCGCGTTCGCCTCGACGGTGACAATGTTGCCCATGGAGTCAGCCCTTTCCGTTCAAAATGTGAGCGCGAAGGTCATCTCCACGCTTGCCGTTCGCGCCCTCGACCTGCGGGCCACACAAGGGGCAGTCGGTCACCTGTGCGCAACAATCCTTATGCGCATACACCGACACCATCCCGGGGTGAATCTGTTCGTGCTTGGGATGATCATCCGTCTGACTGCAGTAAATGCACTGACGTTCAACACCGCTCAAAATGTCACCTCTTGGGATACGGTCACGGAACCCATCGCTACTCGGGACACCTGCAATCCAACAGGCGCCGCGGGGTTGGTCAGCAAAATGTCGTAGGCGCCCAAGGTGAACGTCCACGGCAGCGATTCGGGAGCGAGCACGCGTAGGTTGAGCGTGGTCCCGGACAATGTGATGAGCCCTTGACCCTCGGTGGGGGTCGTGGACCAGGTGAAGAACAGCTCGTCAGCAGCGGGGGAGGGCCGAATCTCCGCCTTCGCGCTACAGCCCGTCAGGTCGTAGGGGCTTCCGTCCGGGCCGACGATTGGATAGTCGATCCCGGGCCAGTCAGCCGCCTGCGGAATGACGATGTTGTAGACCAGTACGGCCAGCGTCTTCGTCACCCTTATGGAATCAGGAAGTTGGTAGGCACGATGTGCTGGCCGACAATCATCGGGTCGGTACCGTACATCTGCATCCAGACCGTATGCCCCTCAGCTGGCAAATTGGTCGCGCTGTAGGCCTGCAGAAACCGGACCCCCGGCACAATGATTCCGGACGGATCAGCGAATTGAAAATCGGCCACCCCGTTACCGAGGTCGACGCCGCTCAGCGTTCCCTGGTGCATCGTGATCTGTGGCGTACGCGGTAGCCATGCGGGGTTGCCGCTGCTCTTGATTGCACGCCCGAGCCGACTCAGAGAATTTCCAGATGCCATGGCTCCTCCTTCTACGTCGAGCTAGACGACTGGCGGAAGCAGGTCAGAACCATCGGGTCAGCCGGCGACATAGGAGTCGTCATGCTGTTGATCATGTAAGTCCCGTTGACCCTGACGTTGCTGCAATTGACCTTGATAATGTCGCCCGGTTCGAGCGCCGGCATCGGAACAACTGTCAGCGTCACCGTGTCCGCGCCGCCGAGTGAGTTGTAGAGCGTCGCGTTCGCGGTATCCTGGGCCTGGTCCTGACTCGTGATCAGCGAGAACGTCAGCCGCTGAGTCACACGCCCATAGGGCCCCAGCACATATGTCGGGCTGGACGGGTCATCATCGAAAGCCTCAGCGGAGAACGGATTCGCCGTGGACGTCGACTGTCCGACCACCACAATGTCGTTGAACGTCTGCTCAGAGGAGAGTTCGCGCTCCGCCTCGGAAACGAGCTGAATGGCGTCCTCATCGAACTGCCAGACGGGGTCCCCGACACGCGGATCCGGCACCGGACGGCACACGAAGGTGCCGACCGCATCGAAGTACGCTTCGTAGCCGATGGCCTGCGCGAGTTCCTGGATGTCCTGCCAGGGATCGCCACCCTGCTGCGCTCCGTAGACCAGCAGTGGACACACACGAGTGGTGGTGGAAATGTTGAACGCGGTCTGACTCGGGAGCCTGTTCAGCACCATTGCCTTAATGGCGTCGGAATAGAGCGTACCGCCCGGCAATGTGAAAGGCATTTGCCAGACATTCCTTTTGATGGCGTAACTCATGTCATTAACATGAATCTTTATTGAGGTGCCGCCACCGGTCTGACCGCCACCACGGCTCACCACGCCTGTGGAACCCACAACGTTGGTGGAGGAACCACTACCCGTGGTGCCGGCGGTGGCGTGCACCGTGACCTTGTCGATCATGCCGAAGCCAATGGGGACGAGTTCATCGTTACTGGCGTCCGTGGAGACGTCGATCTCGAATGAGGTCACCCGGGGTGGCGAGCCATTCAAGAACAGGCGAGGCCCAAGAAAGACCGTCGGCCCCGGATAGAGCGTCGGAGGCTTCGGCCGTGTCAGGGTGATCTTCGCCAGGACGGACGGGGTGGTGGTGTCACCCTCGCGCAACCGGGGGATCGGCTGATCGTTGCCCGCCTTATCCCAGCTCGCCCCGTTGTTGATCGAGGTCTCTACGCCAACCGTGGAACCCTCCGGGGTGACGGCGATCCAGCGCACGATGGAGCCAGTGATCGGCGCACCCGTCAGCGTCACAGGGTCGCTGATCCAATAGCCCAGGTTCGAGTTGAACGCGGTGCTCACGGTGTTGGTAGTGGTGATGTCGCCGGCCGCGCCGATGACGTTGGGCGAACTGCTGAACGTCGCCCCGGTCACGGTGTTGGTGGTGGTGACGTTGCCCGCGGTGGCGATGACGTCCGGAGCGGCCTTGAACCAGATCCAGGGCCCGTCGAAGATCGGGTTCACCGCTGGCCCCGCGGTGATGGAGACCGAACCGGTGGACCCCGCGCCCGTGTACGACTTCGCCATCGCCATCGCGGATGCGTTCGAGTAGAACGGGAAGTAGGTGGTGCCCGAGCTGCTGGTAGCGACGAGGTTCGTCCACCCGGTCGGGGCGTCCATCGAAGCGCCCGTGTTCTGGGCGGCCACCCAGGGCGCGCTCGCGCTGTTGTTGCCCGCCGGAGCCGGGTAGCTCGTGACGATATAGACCATCGTGCCCGCGCCCGGAATGGAGACAGAAGAGGCGGTGTTGATCGAGGACGAGTTCGGGAAGGAGAGCAATCCCCAATCGACCCCAGACCCTGTCCAGGCCGGGTCTACCCCGCGCACCGTGAAAAAGCACGTGGAGAAGACGCTCATTGCCGCCGGCAGCGAATAGACGATAAAGGTGTTGGTGTCACCCGCGAGTAGTCGCCGCCACGAGACGCTATACCCGAGTTCCTGATCCCCATCCGTGGGCAGGATGCTCCCCTTGGTATTGAACCCGGGTGGCAGCATCAAGAAGTTAGGCCCGAAGAAAGTAGTCGGGTTGTCCTGGCTAGCCCTGGTCGCGCCCCAGGACGACGAACCGGAGCCGGAGTCGCTGGTGGACACATTTACGAAACAGCTACCGGACATAGACGAACCGCCAGGAGTTCCCGACACGTTGACAGAGCCAGAACCCGAGCCGTGCCCCGAGCCGCTAAAGTTAGCCGAGCCCGCACCAGCCGAGGAGCCGGTGATCTGCATGTGATACAGATAGAGCGGCTGAAACCACAGCTGGGCGAAAACCCGGATATCGCCGGGTTGCCAGTTAGCCCCTGTCGTGACCGGAATTGGCTGATCGACGGCCTGCGCGGCTGGCAGGTTCACTTCCATATCGAAGAACTGCAGCTGTGCGGGCATTCCTCACGCGTCCGTCCAGGTGCCGAGGGTGACTTGAAAGGAACCACCCGTGGTAGTGCCGCTGTAATCCATGGTGGCCAGCACTAGACAGCCGGTGTCAGCGGTATCACTAGTGGGCTGGTAGACGAGCGCAACCTTGGAGATGGTGTTGTTCACCGCGCCACCAGCGGAATTCCAGATCTGCAGGGCGAACGTGACAGAGACGTTCGTCGGAGAACTACCTGTATTGTGTGAAACCAGAATCGACGAGGAAGTCAGATTCTTCCGCACATAGTTGTCGAAAGTGGCCTCCTGGGATGTCCCCGCAAGGAGTGCCCCCAGGCTCTGATAATTCACCAGCGTCGCATCAGCGGCCAAGCCCGTGTTCTGCAACAACACGACCATAATACTGTCGGTGCCTTGCAGTAGCATGCACTTCTCGACGAACCGGCCCTTGGCGAATGTATTAGCGAGGCTTGCGATCTGAACTCACCCCTCAAGGGCCGAGCGTAAGCGAACCATCGAATGGGTCGATCTTCACGCTATTCAACATTCCAGTGGGAGTAGTCGGGGTCCACGAATTCGCCTGGTTATAGACCACACTGAGGATCGACTCGCTCCGGATCCGCACCCCTCGTTTCACCTGCACGAGGGCCCCGAACGGGGCGAGTGGTGAGGTCATCCCGGTCGGCGCCAAGGTCCCATCGCGGTCGATGACCTCGAACTCGAAGGATCGCATCTGCGCGGCGGTACGGTCCGCGGTCACCGATCCCGCATGGCACTCCAGGTTGATGGCCAGCTTGCCTTCCCTAAAGACGCTGGCATCAATCACGGCGGTGTGTGACTTCTGAACGGTCACATCGAACTGCTCGGAACGTCCTTGCATGCACGCCCCTTAATTCAGGCTGATGGGTTTAGGCAGGCACGGTGCCCACGAGCACCTGGACGTTCGCGGACCCGGAGGCGCTGTTATAGAACCCATAGATCTCATCGCCCGCTACCAGGTTGAACGACATCTGGAAGTTCGGCAGCGGCCAGCCGCTGGCGCCCACGCCCGAATCTCCAATAGTGACGCCCGGAGTGGTGGCTGTCTGGACGTACACGATGGTGTTAGTCGCCTGCGCGGAGACAAGCACAGTGGCAGTTCCGTGCGGAACAGCGACCGTCTGGCTGAAAAATGCCATGGTCGAACCTTCCCTAGTAGAACGGTGGTGGATCTACCTGCGTGAGAACGAGCTTCCGACGGCGCCAATGGGTAAGCGTCGGATCGCCAGGAAGCGCGTTGTAGGTCTCTTCCGTGTCCTGGCCACTCGCTCCAGGCCCGGTCACCACCCAGAGTTCGGTGCCGTCCGGCTTCTGCAGCAGCAAGGTGCCACCGGTCCGGTCGAGTTCATCCACCACAGCCCAGTTCGTCATCGGGTAGTTGGGATCGCCTTCGATGAAAATCAGCTCGATCTCATATTCATCGCCATAGGTCGGACCTGAGACAATGAAGGGCAGAACCTGCGAGCCGGCGCCCCCGAGCAGCTGGAAGGCACCTTGCATGCGCCGCTTAGTAATCTTGATGCCGGCGTCGCTCTGCTTCGGAGCCGCAATCGGAAGAATAACGTTCAACAACGGGTTCGTCGGATCCTTGAGCCAGAACCTGTTATCTACCGGCGTCGCGGACAACACATTCGACGGAGCACTCGCGGCCTGCAGTGGATCTCCACCGTAGGAAATCACCCGATACGACGACGTGGTGTTCAAAGGCGCCACATAATCGTAGGCGGTGACCGACGAGTTCGCATTCGCCGGGAAGTAGGTAAGGCTCGGGATAGCCAACCAGGACTGCCCGCCATCACGGCTGGCCTGCACCGTGAAGGAAGCCGTCGGGGGGCTCGAACCGCTCGGGATGAACGTGAGCCCGACGCGGTTGTTGGTGTTGTCGTAGATCGCCGACTGCAGGATCGCGCCCGGCGGTGGTCCTGTGGCGCTTCGGGTCCAGCTCGTCGAGCCGACGGAGGACAGGAATTTGCCGGGCCCACTCCAGGCCGCCTGTGTTTGCACGTAGGCCACATACTGGCCGTTGGTGAGGTCGATCGTGAGCGTCCACTGCTGAGCTTCGCCAAGTGCGAAACCGTTGGTGCCGTCGATCGGCGTCGTCACGAATGGGGTGAATCCGGACGCCGTCGTCTGCGCCTGGGTGTAGACAGCGACTTGATAACCCTGTTGTGGCTGGCTGTCCGCCGAGAAGTAGGTCCAGTGCACCGTCGGCTGGGTGTCCGGGATGACGCCCGTGGGCGCGGTGACCGCCACCGAGGAGACCTGCTGGTAGGTGACGTCGAGATAGACCTCGGAGATGCGCAGCGGCGAGAACAGGAAAGAGTCACCACGCCCGACGTCGTAGAAGAAGTTGCCCGACTTCAGGTTCGACAGCAGATTCCAGGACTGACCGTCAGGCCCGATCGTGGCCGTGAAGACGCTCTCGTTCACGAAGGTGTTGGTGTGAGGGTCCGTGGGGCAGTTGGACTGGAAATAAGTCTTGAAGACCTGCGGCGCCTGCCCGACAACGGAGATCTCCCCGACCAGACACCGGAACCAGTGCAGGCACTGCGGAATCTGGTGGCCGGCCACGATGGTCTGAATGCGACGTCGCAGCCCCACCGAGTAGATCTGGGAGCCAAGCGGAACGGTGATCGCGGGGAAGCCGAAGCGCAGCACCTGCGAGTCCAGCCGGCAGAGCCCCGCGTTCAGCTGAACATAGGTGTTGTCCGAGCCGTCGGAGACCGCCTGCCAGGCGCTGGATGCGGTGACGAATCCCCAGATGCCCAGCTGAACAGCGGAGTTGGGCTGCACGGTGACGGTGGACAGTGCCACAGAAAGCCCCCTATCAAGTTGTGAACGGGCACGGCTGGCCTCTGGGACGAGTCGCCAGAGGCCAGCCGCTATTAGCCGCGCTGAGACAGAATTGAATTCACGATATCGTTGTTGTTCGAGTTGATCGCCGTATTAATCTTCGTGTCGATCAACTGACCATCCAGATAAACGTGGTTCGTCACCTGAACGGGCTGCGCCGCATTACCACCCATGCTCACCATGCCGGCACTACCAGAAGCGGTGTTGTAGTACTCCGCACCTGATCCCGCCGGGCCGAGCAGTCCCGCCTTACCCAGCGCGGTCACGGCCGTCGACGACCCGACCGCCGGGCTAGTCAGCGCCGAATACATCGAGGTAGACAGGGTAGTGTCGATGCCGGTGGTCATGCTGCGCGCCCAGATCGAGCCAACCATCAGCCCGGAGCTGTCCGCGAGGCCCTTGGTGCCATCCGAGGCCGCCTGCACAGCGGACCCAAAACCACCCACCATGTTCTCGTCGAACAACCAGTCAGAGAACGGGATGAAGTTCGGCTGGACCTTGAGCCCATTCAGCCAGCGGGTGAGCCCGATCGAATAGCCCTGATTGACAGCGCCGGTCGAGAGCCCCTGCTGGAGCTGCATGGATGCGATCTGCCCGAGCGACGCACTGCCTTCGGCCATCACCGAAACACCATTCTTCAGACCGTGACTGAAGCCCTTGACCGCGTTGCCACCGATCTCATAGAAGACCTTCGAAGGCGACGCGATCCCGAGTGAGTTGCGCACCGTGGAGACGGCACTTTGAGCCATCATCGCGGCGGCCTCAGTCACCTGGGCCTGGTTCTGCTGCATGCCCTGGCTCATGCCCTGAGCAACAGCCTGACCCATCTGATGCGACTGGTTGTGGATCTCCGGCATGTTGTCCGCGGCGAGATGGTCGATACTCCCCATGTGCTCATGCTCTTCGTGGCGGTCCCGATCGTGGCGCCGACGACCGTGACGGCCCCCATGGTGGCCACCTCGGCCGTCATGGTCATCATCGTCGTGATCACCATGGCCGCCGTGTCGGTCGTGATCGCCGTGATGACCGTGTCCGCGACCGCCGGGGTGTTCCGCCCACCAGGGGTTGTACCCGGTGTAGGGCGGGTTACCGCCGCTGCCGGAACCACTGCCGGAGCCGCCGCCGGAGCCGCTGCCGAACATCCAGCCCATGTGGTCCTCGTGACGACCCCAGTCGCCGCCACCCCAGCCGCCGCCGCGACCCCAGCCGCCGTGGCCGCCGCCGTCGTGACCGCCGCCCCAACCGCGCCCGAAGCCGCGATCAGCTAGCCGGTCAGCGAAACGTTCGGCCATTCGGTCGCCGTCGTCGCCCCAGCCACCGCCGCCACCGCCGCCGTGACCACCACCGTGGTGATCATCGTCGTCGCGGTCATGGCGTCCGTGGTGACGACCGTGGTGGCCATCGTGATCGTCGTCGTCGTGGTCGCCGTGGTGGCCGCCGTGATGACCCCAGCCGTGACGCCCGTGACCCCAGCCGTGGATGCCGTGACTCCGGCCCCAGGGACCGCCAAGGCCTGAACCGCCCCCACTACCCGAGCCGCCGCCGCCTCCCGAGCTGCCTCCGCCGCCGCCGGAACCACCAGGACCCCCCATGCCCCAGTCGTTCCACCAGTCACGGCCCCACTCATCGCGGCCATGACTGATCGCGTCGCGGATCATGTCCCGCATCGCGCGACCCGGACCGTGGTTGTCCCGGATGCCGCGAGCGAAGCCCTCCGAGGTTTCCCAACCGTGTCCCATCGTGACCCGCGAAGGCGACTTGATGCCCAGCGCCGTGGCCAGCGCGACACCCGAGTTGGCACCCAGGTTGGCAGCGGCTGTCACACCAGCACCAGCACCGCCGTCGACACCAGCGGTGAAGCCTGTGGCGAACTCGCCGCCCGCCTTGCCGCCCGCGGTGCCTGGGTCACTACCCGCCGGGGAACCCGCAACCTTACCGGCGGAGCCATCGACGGCCGCACCCTTAGCGGGAGGTGCCTCACCACCGGACTTGTTGAAGGTAGTGGAGTTCTGGCCCCTAGTCGGGTCACCCCACCCCTGCGGCTTCGTGGCGGGATTGAACCCCGACGCGAGCGTGCCGGGCGCGGAGTTGGTTGGCCCCATGCCGAGTGCGGCGTTGTTGCGGTCGTCCTTGATCTGTTGCGGCGTCTTACCCTGCATCACGGCCAGGGTCGAATCCGACTGATCAGCCAGATGCTTGTTCATCTGGCCTTGCTTGTAGGCCTGCATCGAGGTCTGACCCCCGACCGGATTGATATCCATGCCGGCCGCATTCATCGCCTGGTTGCGGTTATCTTCCTCCGTCTTATTATTCTTGTCCTGAATCGCTTGCTTGGTCTGCATGTAGCCCGCGACGGAGTCAATGGTGCTCTGGTTCCAACCGCGCCCCACCGCCATGGCCTGAGCCGTGACCATCGCCCTCTCTTCAGGCGTGAGCTGCTTCCCTGAAGAGGTAGTCGTGGGCGGAGGCTGAGTTGCCGCCGTCGCGGTCGGCGTGGTCGTCAATGCTGGCGGCATGTTCGCCAAGTTCTGCTGGGCCAGCGTCGAGTTCAGGCTATTCATGTTGTCGGTCGCCGCTGGCGGCGGCGGTGGCGGGGTTTCCACGCCCGGCATCTTGACCGGGTCCGGGTTCCAGGCGTTCTCGTGCGCGGTCTGCATGTCGTTGGTCAGGTTCGTGACCGCGGAGATCGTGCCGTCCGAGTTGCGCATCAGGCCAAGCTGCAGACCCGAGCCCGCCGACTGGCCAAGGGCCATGAACTCTTGCGACGGCGAGTGAGCGTCCAGACCCTTCGCACCCGCCGAGATCATGCCCTGCGCCATCTCGTGAGTCGCATCAGCGGCATCGCCCGCGCCACCCCGAACACCCAGAGCCATACCCTGTGCGGTGAACGCGCCAAGTGCCTGGAACACCTTCGATGGCGACGCGACGCCCAGAGGCTTGGTAGCACAGTTGACCATGGAACTCGACATCTGAGCGGTGGCGTTACACGCGGCGCTAGTGTTACTAGTGACACCAGCGCCGATGTTGGCCGGCAGCGCCGCACCGATTGCCGCACCGCCGGAACTGACGGTGCTCGTCGCCGAGGTGACAGCCGCCGCTGCCGCCGGTGCAACCTGCTGTACCGCCTGCGTGGCCGCTGGCGCCGACGAGGCGAGTGTCGAGGCCGCCTTGGTCGCGGCCTGGGTCTGCGTGGTCGACTGCTGCAGAGCGGGCTGCGCACTGGACGCCTGCTGATTCAGCCCCGACATAGCTTGGGTCTGGTCGTTGATGTGCTGCGTCGTCTGCGCCATTCCCGTGCTCGACGACGAAGCGGAAGAGCCAATCGCGTTGAAGCTGCTCGCCACAGACGTGTTGGCCCCCACCAGCCCGAGTGAGGCCTGGGTCTGGGCAGAGATCTGCGTCCCGCCGCCGCCTTGGAGTCCCGTGCCAGATCCGCTGCCTGCGCCGCCGGGAATCCGCATCGGAGCTGGCGTGCCGGGAGCGGCCGTCGGAGGAGCACCTGTATCGTTGAAAACGCCCTGGCCAAACCGAGACTGCCCAGCGGACGTACCAGTAGCTACGAACCCCGGCATTCCCGCCAGCGCCTTACCGGCCTGACTCGGGTCGATCTGCGTGCCGCCAGCACCCGCGAGAGACTGATCCGTCGTGTACTGCTTAGCGGCGTTGTTAGCGTAAGCCTGCGACATCGGGCTAGTAGCCGGCGTCAGGTTGCCCTGCGCATCCGCGTTCCATCCGTAAGGTGAGCCACCGGCCGGAGTGGCGTCCGGGAACTGGTAGGGCGCCGACGAGGTGGTAGAAGGGCCACTGCTGCTGCTGGGGGTGCTGACAGCGCCGTAGAGGGCACCCAGGCCACCACCAGCCAGCATGGCGAGCGGGGCGAGTTCCGGCGCCCCCAACATCATGGCGAGGCCACCCGCGTCCATCGCGCCCGCCCATGCATCGGAAGCGATCTGACCGCCCTTGCCAGGGATCTGGTTCAACCCAGCGCCGACGAGGTTCGCCCCCACGCCCCCGATGACGGCACCCTTACCGCCCTTTAGTCCGGGGAGTCCCGGGATCCCGCCCTTGAAGCCGAGCGCGGCACCACCGGCCTCAGCCGCGATGCTGGCGGTCGGGTCTTCGCCCGCTTGCTGCTGCAGAGATCCTGTCAGGCCGGCGACACCTCCTAGGGCACCAGCAACCCCGAAGCCCGCCGCGCCCTGTCCGAACATCTGGTGGAAGTTCAGCGCGCCCAGCGCGGCGCCGGTAAGAGTCGGTGAGGCTGCCTGCGAACCCCCTGGGCCCAGCAAGCCGTTCAGTACACTGCCCACCGCGCCCGTGGCGTCCGCCGCGACCTGGGTGACAATGCCACCGGCAGAGAGCAGACCTGTGGTCAAGTCGCTAATCCCCGAGGAGACAGCCGCGCCCTGCAGCGACTCTCCGACGCTCTTCACCGCGGCGACAACCTCCGGGCTACCTACGCCCTTGAGCAGCGCGTTACCCAGGTTGGTCGCACCCACAACAGCGGGCCCGATCGCGGGCTCCAGGTTGTGCAACGCGGTGGTCGCGCCGCCGGCCAGCTGCGTCGCGCCGCCCAGCACATTGCTCATCTGCTGCGCGCCGACAGCGCCAACCTCCTGACCCAGCCCGCCCAGCGCCTGCCCTAGCTGGTGCAGGGCTGGTACGCCCGTTGCCACGGCACTCTGGGAGGCTTGCTGGACGCCGGAGCTGAAGGACTGCATCGCCTGCTTGCCAGCGGCGGCCAGCGCGGCGTTGTCCTTGATCGCCTCGTTGACCGCGAACAGGCCGGCGCCAGCGCCGATCATCTCGTCGACGGCACCGGCCATCAGACCAACACGGGCGATGTTATCCATGCGGTGCCCGAAGCTGCCGCTACTTTCGTCGTCTTTCGGAGTCGACGGGGTCGAGCTAGGTGGTGGTCCACTGCGGCCACCACCGCCCCCGCCTCCACCACCGCCACCGCCAGGCGGAGTAGGTGGCCCGACACCCGCACGCGCGTAGTTGGCCGCGGCCGTACGGGTGTAGGAGGGCAGGTCGTCGAGGCTGCCGGCACTGGCGCGGGGACTGCCCACGCTGCTGCCCCTGGTGCCCGGAGGACCGGGAGCACGAGCCATCGCTGACGCATAGCTGTTCAGGTTCTGGGTCGCGTTGACAACCGCCTTGTCGGAGCTGGCGATCGCGGCCTCAGTCTTGCCCACCGACGCGGTGACCAGATCGCTCGCTCCGGCGGCCTGAACGCCGGCCGAGGCATGGGCGGTAAGGCTTCCCGCGGACTGGTCGAAGGAGGCAGAGATCCGGGTACCCTGCTGCTCCAGCGCCCGCCCAGCCGCCGTCGCCTGCGTCATCGAGGTGGTCGCGGTCGAGCCCATGGTGCTGATCGAGCGCGTAGCCGAGGTGGCCTCAGCCTCCGCCGAGCGCGAGCTGGTGGCGATGCTCTGGATGCTGGCGTTGACCCCGGACAGCTGCTTGGACGAGGCCCCGACGCTCTCCATCTGCCGTTGCAGACCCGCGAGCCCGCTGGCGGCGCGAGTGATAGAGCCATCCTCCTGGACGCCCATGATCGCGCCAGCACTCGCGCCCGCCATCTGACGGTTCAGGGAGCGAACATCAGACTCCAGGCCCTGAACTTCGCCACGCCCCGCGGTGACCGCCGACGCGTCGAACCCGATGTTGACGCTGCCACTCGCACTGTCACGAGCGGCGGTGACCTTCTGCAGGCCACTGTGGGCAGCGTCCGCACCGGACAGGTTGATGGCGACGCCAGCGGTCGAACCGTCAAGAGAGGAGATCGCGGCCTTGGCATTATTCGCCGCACTGACGAGGTTACTACAATCGCCAGTGAAGTCGATGTGCAGATTTGCCATAACCGCGCTCCAATCTTAATCGTCCTCGTTTTGCAGGTCCGCCTCAGCGACAGCCCACGGCATCATTTCCATGAACTTGGCTACGTCCGCGTCTGTGCCGAACTGGCGGCCATCGTGCAGAATCGTGTTAGCCAAGTACGCCGTGTAGAAGTCCTGGCGCTGCGGACCGATTTCCCCTCTGATCTTCATCCAGGAAAGCCACCCCAACCACTGCGACCGAGTCAGAGAAGCCTGGAGAATGTCAGGGTGCAGAGATTTGAGACCAAAAGCGAGGTCGTACGCCGCTAGACGCTCTCGGTCTCGTCGGAGTTTCCCTCAGAGTCCGCTTCCCGAGCCATGTTCACCTTGTTAGCGGTGCCCATGAGCAGGTTCAGAGTCGCCTTGCCGAGACCGCCCAGCTGGCTGTTCGCCGAATCAGTCGTGGTGAAGATCCGGTTCCCGTGCGCATCACGGATGACGTAGCCCAAGAACCGGAAGTCCTCAGACTTGTTGTCATAGCGCTTCCGGCTGCCGTCCTTGTTGTACGTCCAACCAGACTCCAGGAAATCCGCGTAGTCCGACGCCGTCAGCTCCCAGAGCAGGAACCGAGCGGACTTCCCAGACTTGGTCTTCCACTCCGCTACGGTGACGGCTTCTTTCCGCAACGGTGGGGGTGCGGCGAGCTGCTTGAAGTTGGTGACTAGCTCAAAGTCGATGTCTTCGTCGACAGAAACGGCGTCGGGCATGTTGCTCCTACTTAAGACTAACTGCTCGGAGACTAGCTTTCGGCTTAAAAGATCGTTTGGTCGAAGGTGAGGAAATCATCTCGACGACATCTACAGCCCACGTGCATAGGTAGCTTTTCGCAGTCATTATTAGCGGCACACGGAGCGCAACAGTCCGGGTGTTTGAGGACCTTGCAGTCGAACTCCGTGAGCCGCTGTGGGTCGAGCTGTTTCTTGACGTCATCAGACTTCTGCGAGTCCGTCACCGCTGAATACATGCACCGAGCGTCGACAGACTGACTGCGTGTGCCCGTGTCCAGCCTGGAGCCGGTATTCAGCGGTGACGACACGGAGAACTCAGACGTCCAGGTCGATGCCGCGGGCAAAGCCGAGCAGCACCTGCACGTCGGTCGGCGAACCCGAGGTGGTCCAGGACGCCCGCACCTGCGTGTTGACCGTGGACGTGGACGGCAGCACGATGCGCGCCGAGCCAATCGCGGTCATCGCCGGGAAGCTGATCAGCGGCGTCCACGTGGTGCCATCGGGCGAGTGCTCCACGGTCACGGTCACCGACGCGCTGGTGCCACCGTCGATCGCCCAAACGTGCAGCTGAGCGGTCGCACCAGTAGTGGTGGCCCCGCCGAAGCCAGCGTTCAGGTCCACCGAGCCGGTGCCGGACGCGCCAGCCAGCAGGTGCTGCGGCGACAGCAGGATCACGCCGTCGTCGTAGGCGCCACGAGCATCCAGCTCCAGGCTGAAGTCGACGGCATCCTTGAGCTTGGCGGTGATCGAGGCGTCGATGATCGAGCTGGGCTGCATGGTGATCGGCTGCAGCGGCTCCATGCCCTCCAGGCAGAACCAGGCGTTAACCGGGCTCTTGCGCCCGAACCACTGGTTGAGCTGCCAGTTCAACTGACCCTTATCCATGACGGCCAGGCCCTTAACCTTCAAGGAGCCTTCCTGCATGCCGGGCAGCGAGTTGCGGACGCGGGTTCCGAAGCCGGAACCATCAATCTTGTCCGCCTTGCGGGAGTGCTCAATGTCATTACCCTGGGCACCGAACAAATACTGCTCAAGCCCCCACTGCGCCTTGTAGCCTGGGTAGGCCAAGGTCACCTGGTTGAGGTCAACAGCCATGATTAGCTCTTCTCCTTGCTGCTGGAGTCGCTAGAAACGGGAGCGGGGGACGACTTCTCGGCAAGAAGCGGACCCTTGCCGTCGGGACCTTGGGGGTCGAGGTATGAAGGGTCAACCGGGCCGGAATAAGGGTCGTTCTGCTTGTAGGGCGTGTTAGCGCCCGTCTTCGGGTCGGTTCGACTAAAATCCCGGAGAATTACGTACTGCTTTCCAGGCGTTGGCACAGCGCACCTTCCTGTTCGAGGGCATAAAAAAAGCCCCGTGAAGGGGCGACTGGTGGGACAGGGCTACGCCTTCACTACGACGCTTAGTTCGGCGTACGTGTACAGACCCTGGTCGAACATCATCTGGGAGATGCCGCCTTCAATGACTTGCGCATAACCGTTGAGCTTGATGTCCTGGAGTGCCCGGATAAGGGGCGACCCTGGAGTGATCAGATCTCCGGCTTGCTCCTGAGCGGCCTCTTCATCGACCTGGCCAACCACGATCATGATGTTGAAGCGCCACAGCGCGAAACTCCCCCGACCCTCGACCTGCGTGTAGTCGATAGTGCGGTGGGGCGCGGGCTGGACAATCGCCGCTGGTGGGATAATGGACCGCGGCACGTAGTTGTAGGTATTCAGGGCCAAGGCCGGCGAGTAGACGCTCATGGCTTCACCCAACGCGGCCCTGACGTCGTTGTAGTTAGCCACTCACCAGACCCTTCGATACGGCGACAGAATCACGCCGGGGTCGCAGAGGAAGCGAGTCCCGATGCCCGGAGCGTTCGGGTTCTTCCGGGCGCCGGTGCCGTCGTGCGTAATGGCACCCATGGCGAGACTCCAGGTGTTGTGCAGCCGAGAAATCAGGATCAGGGCGGCTTCCTGGATGTCGTACGGGAGCGCGTTGACGCCGACGCCAGCCGCATGCGGGAACATCAAGGGCGCCACCATCAGCGCGTTGCCGTTCACCGCGACCGGCGTGGTCAACTCGCGGAACTTGCCGTCCTCGATCGTCAGGTTGGTCTCGCCGGCAATGATTCCAGTGGGGTCCTTGACGGTGATCTCGGTGGCACCCGCGGTCACGGGTTCGGTGAGCGTGGTGACCGGGTAGCCGTTGATGTAGGTCCACTTGGCCCACATCCGGCGCCGACGTACCCCGAACGGGCCGCCGATCCCCTGCATCGCCTGCGGTGGGATCGTGATGCGCCACGGATCAGTCAGGACGAACCTCAGGTCACTGATCGCGGTCGTGTTGTAGGGGCTCTCCCCCACCTCGACCGACAGCACCTCGGTGATCGGGCTGCAGCGGGTGTGGATACGCAGCTCACCGTCGTCGGACATCCGGCACCAGCCAGCTTCGGTGTCCACCGTCGAGGCGAGGTTCTGGCGCACCTCACCGTTGATCATCGCGGAGACGCGCTGGATGATCTGAGCGAGTTCAGCGTCGTTGTCCGCCTGCGAGCCGTTCGGCACGAGCTTCTGCAGCTGCGTGTAGATCGGGCTGCGCTTCAGCTCCGCGATCGTCAGATACGGAGTCGCCAGATTGGTAGGGATTGGCGCGAGGGTCGTGGACACCACAGCTGAACCTCCCCACAAGAGTTATGCGTCGTCGATGTCAATCACGGGGTATAGGCCGTGTACAAGCTGTTGACGCCGCCGGCCAGCTTCGCGGGCACGTACTGCGACCAGGTCCCCTGGTTGTAGCCAACCCAGTTGTTCAGCGGCACCGAGAACACGAGCTGGTCATTCACGACGACCAGCGCGTTCCCGCTAACCGAGGCGTCAGTGAAGACCTGAATAGTCACGGTGGTGTACGCCGCCACCAGTGCGGTCTGCAGACCGGAGACACCTCCACCGCTGGTGTACTGGAAGAACGTGAAGACGGGCGTCACGTTCGCGGTAGGCAAGTAGGTAGCCATCAGGACTCCTTCTCGTTCGAACGGCCACACCGACCGCACTTGCGGAAAAACGAACTGAACCCGCACTCACAGTCGTAGCCGCGCGCACGGGACGGACCGCCCCCGATATCGGCCTGTACGTAGCCGATCTCCTTGAGCATGCGGGCGTGCACAGGGTTGGAGACGTCGATGGTCTTGCCGTCGTATTGGCGCGCGCCCTCGTAGGTGGGCACCTTGACAGAAATGCACGCGTCATCGGGAGAAAGTAGACGAGGCATTTTTTCTACTCCTCAAAAAATGGGGTGATACGCATACTCACAGAAGCGCTCGTAGCAACTATCCACAACGCACTACCAGCTAAAATAGTGAGATCTGCTGCCAGCTCAAACGACGCTCTGTCGACTGCTTGCAGCCGCCAGCGGTCAATAATCTGAGGAGCTGTCCCACTGATTGAAAAGCTTCCTTGGTACGCCGTACTGAGTGCTGCTGGCCCGCCACCCGTAAGTAGCGAGGGGGTACTCACACTGCCACCTGTCAAAACTGCCGCCGGGTATACCCACAACTCCAGATCACTGACAGTTCCCGAACTTGATGCGTCAATCCTCAATAGACGCAGACCGCTCGATCCAGCAACGATGGCCACCTGGTCGAGTACGGGCACGCTAAAAGCGGCCATCAGAAGTAAACCCTCTCCACGATCACACCGTCTTCGCAGCGGTAGGTGGTGCCATCGCCGTAGCCGACGTTGCTCCAGCCCACAGGGCATTCCTGACCAATTCGAGAGTCGTCCGGATCTGACGGACGTTCGACCTTCAGCTCCGGCTGGGCAGGCTCAGTCTCCTGCACTTTCCGGGGCCGACCAGGCCCACGCCTTACTGGTGCGCTCTTGTCGTCCTCGGGCACGGGAAGACCCTTTCAATTAATGTGTTCAGTGGGACGCCAGAAAGGGCGCCTACCGAAGCAGACGCCCTTTCTGGTTAACGCTTAGACCTTGGTGATTCCGGTGATAGCAGCCTGCCAAGCAGGTGCATAACACACGAATGTACCGTACCAGTAAGAGCTCGTCTCATAGGCGAACTGCGTGACTGGCCACTCAATTGCCATATAGTCCTGTACGTTGTATACCGCGAAGACGTCGGAGATGTTGCTGTCCGGCAGCGGAAGCGTCCAGGAGATGATTGGCATATTGCCCTGGGGCAGCCACGGATGCACCGTGACATTCACCATCTTGCCGGTGACCTCGTTCTGCAGACCAGTCACCAACGAGCCCAGGTGCGCGTCGTGCACGCCTTCAGTTCCGGGCGCGTTGATCAGGCTGATCTGGTAGTTCGAGGAACTAGCGGTCTTGAGCAAGTCACTGAGCTGCTTGCGGTCGTTACCGTTGGCGAGTACCTCGTCCGGGTCCGCCTTCACGCTGTCGTACAGCGACGCGAAGGCAGAGAAGAACTCCGCACCCGGGTTATTGACGTTCAGCCCGCCATTGACGGCGCTGGTCGCCCCATTCGAGATACCCGAGATGTTCTTGACGTATCCCGAGTTCGCACCCGTGCAGTACGACAAGATGCCGTCGTAGTCCGTCGCAGACGCTGAGGTGTCCGCGGCCGGTGGGGTGCTACCGGTGGTCGGCAGCGCACCCTGGATGATAACCGGGGTGGCACCACTCGACACGCGCCCAACGAAGAAACTCGCCGTGACGCCAGGGTCAGACGCACCCGTGCCCACGTAGACCTTCATGCCAGTCGCACCCTGTGGGAGGGTCGCGGTCACCGAGATGTAGCGGCTCGCGGCGGCAGTCACGGTCGCAACCGTGGAAACAGACTCGCCCCACACCGACTCCGCCGTCACTCGGACGTAGATGTTGGTGGTGTAGCCGGTGATAGCAGCGAAGCCAGTCGAGGTATTGTCCGCGATGGGCGCGGTAACCCCAGTCGGGGCAGCCAACGCACCAGTGAACCCGGAGCCCGTACCGCGGCCACCAAGCAGCATGCGCTCTTCCAGCAGCATCGAAGACCACAAAACCGAGGTCTGCGAGAGCTGACGAATGTCCTGGTAGCCCTGGCCGGAGAACTGAGCCGCCCAGCTGACCTGGTCCGACACGCCATACTGCATGTAGGGCACGGACGCCTGGTCACCAGCGTAGCTGATCTTCGGACCACGCAGGTAGTTGATCTGGCCGAACTGCTCTACCGAGGACTCGGTAATGCCAGGCCGCATCAGGGAAAGGCCGCCAGTGCCGGTACCGGTAAAGCCGGTGATCCTCTTGTACTGGTGGGCCGTACCGACGCCCTTGCGGCGCGCGATGCGGTTACGCAGTGGGGTCGGCCGCGGCGCCAGCAGCTTCGCCGGGGCCTCCAGGTCGTACGCCTGCAGACCGCCGGTACCACCCAGGTTGCCGCCGGTGCCGGCGAGGATGCCGAGGTTGGTCTTGCCGAGGTCGGTGTTAGCCAGCGAATTGCGCACCGACTCCAGCAGCTCAGGAGAGAGCGCCTTCTGCACGATGTCCGAGCCCAGCGACTTCTGCAGCTCAAGCAGCGGGTTAACCGCCTGGCCTTCGAGGGTGGGCACCCCCGGCGTCGGTAGTGGGCTCTCGGCAGACTTGTTCAGGCTTGCCTTATACGATTCGAAACGCTCGGCGATCTCAAGCGAGTTTTCCGCATCGCCGAACATATCCCCAGTCTTGGGAATTGGCATCTCTTGTCCTTAAAAAGTAAGTGGATAGAGCGTGGGAGACTTACAGGGCCTTGAACTCAGCCTCAACCTGCAGGGCCTTCTGCATGTAGCCCTTCCGCAGATCCGGGTCTTCCGCCGCAGACGCCATGGACTTATAGCGCATGACCTCACGGCCTAGATCGGACTTGCGTGCGTTGACGCGCTCAACCTCGGTCCGACGCAGGGTCGGGCCTCCGGGAGTGGCCATCTGCTCGACCTTTTCCAGCCGCGCACCCAGCTCAGTGCTGAGTGCCTCCGCGACGGACTTCGTCGAAGCCTCTACGATGTCCACGAACATCTTGCGAATTGGTGAATCCTCCTCGCTGAGGGCGGCAGTAAACGCCTTCACGAGGGAGTCCTGGTCAGGTGCGGCGCCTACGGCCTTGGTGGCCTCGGGCTGCTCGGCAACCTCTTCGGTCGGCTCATCGGTCGCCACGTCGGTGGCGGCCTTCTCGACCGGCTCGACATTCTCAACATCCGCCACGTCAGCGGAATCGCTGGTCAGAGTGTCACTCACATTGTCCGCCTTCGTAGTCGTGGCTTCAGCCATCTTGGTCCAGCTTTCGGGGATCATGTCCGACGCACCTAGCGCGCTCGCGCGACGCTTGATATACGACCGGATCGAGTCGTGGTCACCGGAACCGCGGCCCACGGCGTGGATCGCATTCGACAAGTCGGACTTGTCGCCGATCGGGTAGGACGGGTCGCCATTCGGATTCTTCATGGCCTTACCCGCCTTGAGCATCGCCTTCAATTCGTCGGCGGAGTACTTGGCCTTGACCAGCTCGCCGCGAGTGTTGACGGTTCCGGGGAGCGCGTCCGCCCCGACAGCCAGGTAGATCACGCTGTCCGGATCGACGGCGTTCTGCTCCATCTGCTCCCGGCGAGCGAAGCACCGCAATGCGTCGACAGCGCTCATCAGGAGGTGAATGTCGCAACTCTGGGCGGGCATCTCGGCCAAATCCTTGGCCTCAGAGATGATCAGCTGCGCGATTGCGGCGATGGCCGCGTTCGCACCCGCGATATCGCCCGTCTCGTCCTGCCCGAGCCCATCCGTGGCCTTGTTGACCAGCGCGATCGCGGCCTCACGGTCGAACTCGGGCTCGTCGCTGACCGCGGTCTTGCCAGCATCAGAGAAGGTCGGGTTCTGCGGAGCCTTCGACTCGGCGGGGGCGAAGCTCACCTGCGGCGCGTCCACCTCAGCCTGCGCCTGTTCGACGGGCTCGATCGGCTCCGAGACGGTCTTGAGCCTGATCTCGTTCTCCGGGTAGAAGTTCAAGTCTTCGCACTTCACCAGGCCGCGCTCCGCGTCGAAGTCCGACGTGCGCCCCTCCCAGCCCGACGCCGCCGCCTTGCAGAGCATCAGCGTGCAGGCCGGGTTCGCGGGGCGATCGCAGAGGCTGACCTCGGTGATCATGCCGCCGTTGATCAGCCCGTTCGGAGCGGTCGGGCTCTTCACGATCTTCGGGCGGCGGATGCCGATCGAGAAGCCGGTGAAGATGCCCGCCCGGGTCTTGGCGATCGCGTCCCGGTCGACGATCCGAGCGGTGATGTAGTGACCGTCCGCGTCGAAGGTGTGCTCGGTCGCCTTACCGACGGCGGAGTCCGCCCGGTGCTGAGCGCGAATGTTGCCGGCGGAGGAGAACCACTCCGGCATCGCGGTACTCAGCCAGGTCGGATCACACCGCTGGTCATCAAGGTCAAGACCCCCGTCTGTGGCCTTGCCATAGACGAGCAAGCTTCCATCGTCTTGTTCCACCGTCTTGGCGATCGGCGCGAAGGTAGACGTTAGGTCCATTTCTCCCCTATTTCGACAGCGCGCAACGACGCGTCAGCTCTATGGGCTTCTTGTCGGCGGCCGTGCGCGACATGAGGTTGATGGCCGCTAAAAGTTCGGACTGTGTTGCTGGAATAGCGGCCCAACCCAAGCCACCGCGTAGCACCGACACTTCGGGTGCGCGGCTCCCGGGTAGACCCCGTCTGGAGGGTTGTCGATCGTGAAGAGGCGGTGATCCAACATCGCGCAGCGCGCCTCAACCTTGCTGTCCTCCTGGGTGCGCCAGACCAGGAGTTGGGACTTGAGGGCGTCGACCTTCTTCGCGGCGGCCCGACGTCCCCGACCGGCGGCAACGTGCATGTCGAGATACCGACGTTCCCGCGTCATCGCGCTGGTCGAGTTGTCGTCCTCCGCCGCCACGGTCAGCCGCTTAGAGGCCGCCAGCACGTAGAGCGCGCGCATCTGGGGTTCCTCTGAGGCCACCCGACGCATCGCGGCCATATGGTCTTGAGCGCTGGGCGCCCCGTGGCGGGTTCGTCCGGTCATCGGCTTCGCCAGCACCATGTGACCCACCTGCTCGGCCACTTCGCGCTTGATCCCGGTGGCGACCAGCAGCTCGATCAGGTAGTCGGGCAGCTCGGTCGCCTTCACCGCGTCCGGGGAGGCGAACCAGTTCGTCAGCGCGGTGACCAGGTGCTGATCAGCGACGTACGGGATGCTGTGGTCGACCTTGGTGAGCTGGGCTGACGCCGCCTTCGCCCGAGCGAGGGCCATCAGCGCCCGAACGGTGGCCTCATTCGTCATCACGCATCTCGAACAACGCCTTGACCGCGTCGAGGTCCCCAGCGGCGGCCAGGCGGTTCGCGGCCTCCCCGGTCTCGGTGTCCAGCGCCTCGAACTCGAAGTCCCGCCAGGCGGAGGTGCCCGCGCGCTTGGTCATGAAGGCCGTGAACGCGCGCTGCTCCGCCTTCTTCGCCAGGGCGGGGGCTTTCGCCGGAGCCTGCTTCGCGGGACGGGGCTTCGCCGGAGCGGACGCCGGCCGAGGGGTCTCCTGCGGGTTCGGCGCCTTCGCGGTCGGTTCGTTGTTGTAGCCAGGCTGGTTCTGCGCCGCGGAAGGCAGGTTGCCCGGCATCCCGACCGGCTGCACCTCGACGTTGAGCCACGCCGGCCCCGTCGGAGTCGCCAGGAAGGGCTCATCCGCCTCGGGGAAGGTGTAGCGCGGCAGGTTCAGCTGGTCGCGGCCCTCGTTGAGGGTCTGCAGCGCCGAAGAGATATACCCGGTCAATAGGGTCGCCTCTCGCTGCTCGTCCTCATCGTCCAAGCCGTGGAACTGGAACGTGACTTCCGGAGGCATGCCGAGGTAGTGCGTCGAGACCTCGTTAATCATGTCCGTCACCCAGGCCGCGGTCGGCTTCGTGGCGCGCGTCAGCTGGGTCTCCTGCTCACCCTCCTGAATCGCGGAGCCGGCCATACCGGAGTTGCCGTTCGGTACGAAACCGAGCGAAGTCGGCATGACGTCGAATGCCACGCAGATCAGCCTAATCAGGTGCAGGTCGAAGTCGGAAGTGAACTTGGCGTCGTGGTTATCCGGGTAGGTAGCGGCGAAGCCAGCGGGCAGGAAGCGAGCGCGATGGCGTTCCGCGTTCTGGCCGGAAAGATCATCGTTGAAGACAGCCTCATACTCCCTCAGCTGCTCAGGGGTCATGTTGGTGTCCACCGAGACGAGCATCTCCGGCGCGACGCCGGCCGTGTACTCACTGCGCAGCCAGTCGAAGCGCTTGAGCCAGAGATCGACATCCACCAACGCCTGCTCGACGTTGGAGAAGCCGTAGGGGCCTCGTGACCGACGATTCTTGACCTTATAGATCAGCGTGTCGGTGTTCGCGTTGACGCCTTCGGGCTTGCCGTAGACAGCGGATATGAATTGCCCGTCGACCTCTTCGTGCGGCGACGCGTCGTATTCTCCGCGTGGGAATCCCCAAAGAATTTGTTGATAGGCGGCATACGGCGGCTGCGGTGTCGCTCCGCGATAGTCGAGCAGCGGCTTGATGGTCGTGGCATCCAGCAATTCCAGCGAATGAAGGTCTCCATTCATCTGAAGGTGCGGGTAGAGCGCGACCGCGTCCAGGACGAGCTGGTCCTCCATCAAGGCGCCGAGCCACTCCGCGAAGTTCCAGCCGTTGATCTTGTCCGGCTTCGACCACCACCGATGGAGCTTCTCGATCTTGTCGGAAAACTTGTCCTGCAGGTCGCTGGTCACCGTCTGCCGGGAGACGCCGCTGCGCTGAGCGAGGTGCTTGGCCCGCGCGGCGTCGATGCCGAAGCTCCACTCCAACCCGGTCAGCGCGGCCTTGTTGACCTCGATGCAGGCCCGCATGATGGAGACCGTGTCGGCGGTATCGCGCAGCACCGACCAGGGCACCGAGCGGGTCGTCGTCGTCTGAAGGTTCCACGTAGCCGGGTATTCCCAGCGTCGGGGTGCCGGGCGCCCGGAGCGCAGCGGCTGATCCAGCGGCGCCGGGTAGAGCGGGATCCCCGGTCCGAAGCTGTTCTCGGCGTAGGGGTCGCGGGTCAGGGCGGCGGCCGGGTTCGGACGCGCGTTGCGCTGCTGCAGTTGCTGCAGGTACTGGGTGGTGATCTGGGTGGTCTGGGTACCCGGGGGCAGCTGGAGGGCCTTGTTCAGCTCTTCGCGGATGATCCCCCGAACGTCAGCTGCCGGAGCCGGATCAGGCGCGATGGGATAGCTCTGACGCGGCCGACGACGCTTTGCCACGGACTCACCCCCTTCCGAGTTGTCATGGCGAGGCGGCGGAGATCGCAGCCCTTGCAGGTGCCGAGCGGGCACCGTCGTAATTTCACGAGGTGCGTACTTGGTTCTCGTCGATGATCAGATTGAGCGCGACCCGCTGGCGCCCGGTCGGGACGCGATCCGCCCACCCGTTCTCGGTCGCGCCGTCGTCGGTCTCTGCCGAGCGGTGCACCGAGAAGGCTTCCGCGCCATGCCGGCGGACCTTCGCGGCGAGTTCGTCGAGGGACTCCGCTAGGGACTCGTCGAGATCGACCGGGGGTGCTTCGAGGTCGGTCTGCGCGGGCGGGGTCCAGCCGTGGCGGATCAGCATCTCGCGGGTGCCCTCGTACGGCATCCGGATCTCGTTGACGCCCTCGAACTCGATCTCGACCACGACCGCTTCCATCTCGACCTTGACCGCGTCCTTCAGGCCGACGACGACCTTGAGATCGGTGAAACAGTTCGAGACGTCCACGTCGTCAATAAAGATCTGCGTCTGGAAACCAACGCCGGACTTGTTGACGATGCGCATACGGGGTTCGGTCACTTACGCCGCCTCAGAAAGCTTAGTGCCGCACTTCTTACAATGAGTCGAGCGGCGAAGGTTGGGAAGTTCACAGTCCGCGTTGGGACACTGCTTGCTGATAGCGGACAAATAAGCCAGGGCGCTCGTGCCCATATTCAGCTCAGTCGCCGCCCAGACCATAGCGTCGAGGTTGTCCGGGCTCTCGGGAGAGTCGGTGGTGAACGTGCACATCTGGTCTTCTAGATGCGGCTGAGAGCCAACGATATGGCCGCGTCCCTGTTCCCAGAGCGCCGCGATCGGTTCCGCGCGCACCAACTTGCCTCGGGTCGCGCGTACCGACTTATAAGCGACACTCGGGTCAATGGTCCGAATGACCTGCTCAATATAGTCGCCACCATTGTTGACCTCACCGATTACTCGGTCGGCGTGCCAATTGTGGTAGGCCTTCACGGCCTTACTCATCGCGTTGCGCGGCGTCCCCCGGGTGGTGCAGTCCTCCAGGATGTAGAAGTGGCCATCCGCGCTACGCCCCGCGACCACGATGCCGGTCGAGTCGGCCTTCTCCCCGCTAGTGACCGCCGGGTCGACCCCGACCACCACCCGCACCATCTGCGGGGCCTTATCCACCCGGGTGGCGTCAATGACATCCCGGCTCCACAAGGCGCCTTCGATATCATCGAGCAATTCCCCTTCCAGCTCTTGTCGGCCGAGCCGGGTGCCTTCGTGGGTAGCCCGTAGGTTCGCCAGCGCCACCCGAGAGAGGTTCGCGGCGTTATCCCAGGTAGACCCCCGGACGACCGCGACCGAGCTGTCCTCATTGGAGCGCTTGAGCAGATCCTTGAGGAACTTCACCGGCCGCGGCGTCGTCGTGATCAGCATCCGGGGGTTGACCCCGATCCGCAGCGCCGGCATCAGCGCCTCATTGAAGAGCTGATCGGCGTGTTGCATCGCGGCGGCCTCATCGACCCAGGCGCCGGAAAGGTTGGTGCCACGCAGCCGGTCCGGGCGGTCCGCCGAATACCCATAAATCTTGCTGCCGTTGGTCAAGCGCACGATCAGATCGGAGGAGTTCTTGCTTTCCAGCTCGCCGGGCAACATCGCCTGCAGCAGGCCGGATTCGCCCTCGATACAGACCTTGCCGCAGTCTCGCCAGGTGGGGGAGACGACCGCCCATTCGGTGCCGGGGTTGCGGGCGGCCTGCTCGGCGAGCCATTCCGCGCCCGTGCGGGTCTTGCCGAAACCACGCCCGGCCAGAATGAGCCAGGTGCTCCAGTCACCCTCGGGTGGGAGCTGATTCGCGCGCGCCTGCTGGTGCCAGGGCCGGGGCCGCGGTGGCGCGAGGATCGCCATCTGACGGTTCAGCCAGATCTGCTGTTCCTGCAGTTTCGCCAGCAGCTGGAGCTTGTCCATGGGGGCTTCGACGAGGGTCTCTTTGCCGATCTGGGCCATCGTCACCACCTCCATGTGTAGTTAGGTCGTTGCGGGGGAACCCTCTTCGTGCTCGCCCTTACCCCGAGTTGAGGAGTCACCGTGCCCGACACCCAGGAGAAGACCGAGAAGGAGACCGCTGATCAGCGCAAGGAGCGCGAGGCGGCCGAGAAGGAAGCTGAAGCCCAGGCCGAGAAGGACGCCGCCGACGTCGATGCGTTCTGGGCGTCCTATCGCGGCGAGGTGCTGGTGCGCTCGCAGACCAACGGAGCCTTCGACCACAACATCGCGCTAGCCGACCACGAAGCCAAGAAGGCCGCGGAGAAGGAAGAGTAAAGAGCTAGCTAACAGCACAACGCCCCAGCCGTTTCGATGCCGGCTGGGGCGTTGTGGCGTTCGCTGAAGGGTTAGGTTAGCTGAGCGTGATCTTGTGTTGCTCGCGCAGCACGATGCCCCGGATCGTCATCGGGGAGGACCAGCGCGCCGCTCGGCGAGGTTTGATGCCCTCGGCGTCGAGCTGGGCGCCGATCTCCCGGAAGCTCAGCCCCGAGGCGTGCAGGGCCAGGATCCGAACGACCGCCAGACGCTCTCCGTCGTGAGGCCCGGCGTCGCGCTCGCGTCCGGTCCCGGTGCCGGTGGTGCCGAATTTGTACTGTCCCACGGCGTGTTTCCCTTCGGCTGCCTTGATCCGGCGACCGTCGCGCAGGCGCTTCGTGATCATCGCGCGCTCCAGCTGCTGGAAGACACCCTGCATCTGGCGCATCGCGGTGCGCATCGGGTCGTCGGGGTCATCCTTGAGGATCTCACCCTGATCGGCGCCGAACACCTTCCGGTTCATGCCCCAGATGTGCGCGAGGATCGCCTCTTGGATGGTCAGCTCACGCGCGAGACGGCCGAGGTTCGCCACCACCAGACCGTCGATCTTCGGTGAGGCGGCCAGCTCGTCGAGGACTTCGACCATCTTCGGCCGGGCCGCGAAGCCCGACTTGCCGGTGATGTCGTCGGTCTTGACGTCCACGATCTGGTGTTTGCCGTACTTCGCCCACTTCTTGATGTCGGCGAGCTGGGCAGCGGGCCCGTAGGCATCCAGCTGGGGCGTCGACGAGACCCGGAGGTAGGCGATGAGCTTCATGGCTCAAATGTACAGGCTCTGACCTGCGGTGTACATACTTTTAGGGTGTTTGGAGGGGGTTGCTCGTATACACGGTCCGGTGCTATATTGGGGTTATGACCACCACTGAGTTTGATGCCTTCGACGACGACCCCGGCGAGAAGTACCGCGACAACGACGTCCTGGCCGGCTGCCCGCTGCCGGGTTGCTCGAAGATGTTCTGGCAGCGCGGTTACCTCGTCAACGGGAAGCCCTCGCCGGAAACCTGCTGCTACCGCCACGGGCAGCTGCTGCGCGCCCAACGAGAAGGCACCGGCGGCCGGGGTCTCACCCCTCGGGAGCAGCAGATCCACCAGCTCGCCCAGGCCGGGTTGGCCAACAAAGAGATCGCCGCGCGCCTGGGCATCTCCGCCAACACCGTGAAGGCCACCACGACCAACATCCGCCGCAAGCTCGAACAGAGGGGTTGAGATGTGCCATCGTTGCCAGCCCCATCAGGGCTATGTGGTGGGCGCGGTGCTCGCGGTGGTGCCGTTCGTGGTCGTCGACATCTGGCTGGTGCAGGCCGGCCTCAACCCGTTCGTCGCGGTGGCCGCGCTCTTCGTCGTCGGCGTCGTCGGCTGGTGGGCCTGGGACCGACACCGCGGCGTCCGCTGGACCGAAAAGCCGCCTCCGTCGTCGGGCTCGGGGGGTGGGCGCTCGGTTGGTCCGTTAGGGTCGCCTAGGCCAAATGGGGGTCGCGGGGGTGGTAGCGGTCGACCGCGCTCACAGGCCTACTGGTCGAACCGACGGTGATACGCTGACGACGGTTCCTTTGCGGGGAGCCAGTCCAGTAGTGGGTAGTTGGTGGGTTCCGTTGCCGCGGGGCTCACCAGGAGAACGGGTCCTTTTCGCGGGGGCCCGTTCTTTTATTTCGTGGTAACCTGGCCGAGCCCTTCACCGGGGGCGGGAGAACGGGTCCTCATTGGGTTGGGGCCCGTTCTTTTTATGTCTTGGGTCGGCCGCAGTTCCCGCAGGCTTCGAAGTCCGCTGGCCGATGCTTCCAGGGGCGCCTGAACTCTTCTTCACCAGGCTGCCGACGCCAAACCCCGCGCCAGCGATGCCGGCCCACCAGGCAGAACGTGTAGGCCATCAGCTCGGGCTTACGACGGTAACGCCACGTCAGCGCCAGGTGGTTGCGGGTGCCGCCGTACAGCGACCTGCAGTCCGGGGTGCCAGGCCAGTGATCGAGCGGGTGAAACTGACTGAAATCGAGCTTGCGGGGTGGTTCGCTCAAAGTGGGTGGCCCGTGTCGGGGGCTAGTCGGTGCGGGGAGTGGCCGGACCCTGCTCCTCGGTAGTGAACAGGGGCCGGCTCACCCTCGGTGCGGGGAGTGGCCGGACCCTGCTCGCTGATAACAAGCAGGGGCCAGCTCACCCCTTGGAGACCACTCTCCTTGACGAAGAGGCCGCCAGCGTATCAGTCGAGGAGTTGGCCCTGCTCCTGCTTCGGGGGTTTCAGCAGCTCGGCCAGCATCTCCCGCTGCACCTCGCTGAGCCCACAGCCTTGCTCTAGCGACGGCCCGCCCCGGGGACCCAGGATGAAGATGCCCTTCGCGGACGCGGATTCGATGAGGTCGCAACCTTCGCAGCAGTTATGACGATTCATGATCAACTTTCACTCCCGCAAAAATTTTTGCCGCGAAAAAATCGCTCTGACCAGGGGCTTTCGCCCACACTAGCGCGAGCGCCAATTTCGAGCGGCGCTTACCATGATCAACTTCTCGCTCCGGAAAAAATCTCGCCCACACAAACGCTGGTGAACCCGTGCCCCAAATGTCACACCTGTGTGACACTTAGGGGGGGATGTGTCACAGTTGATCATCACCCGTTTGGTCGTCACCCACTTGGCCTAGTTCACCCACATGCGAGTTGATCATCACCCATATGCGTCACCCGTTTGGCGGTACCCATCACCCGTTTGCGGCGCTAGACTGGCCGTAGGCCAGTTCGACAAGATCAACAACGAGAGGAGAGGTGGGCCGTGCGCGGGCGTGAGCCTGCTCACTTTCCGGGAAAGCCCCCGCGGGAGAGTATGCCCAAAGGACGTCGCTACCCGGCCCCGTGCTGTCAGTCGCGGGATGATGATCTCACCGCCGAGTAAAGAGAGGCTTAGCCTCCGCGCGGCTGGTAGCTCAGGCTACCCCGCGTGACTCCCCGGAGTCCGTTGAGCGTCCGGAACGCCGCGACGCGAGCCCACCTGCAACGGTGGCACGGTGCCGGGTCGACCCTAACTCGGGCTGTCCACGGAGACGTGGGCGATAGGTGATCCAGATCTCATCCATGCCTCAATGATCCAGACGGGTAGATCAAATACGTTCAAGATCCAAATACGTTTGAAGATCAACTATGCCACGTGCGAGAGGATGATGATCATGAAGACTACGTCACTACAGATTGTCCATCGCCGTGGCTCCCAGCTATGGGATCATGCGCAGAGTAGTCACTCTGCCGGGCCGGTCACGGCCACCCTAGCGAAACGGTCACGTCGGCAACGGCGAGCCGCTCGGGTGAGTACCCCCCGATAGCAAGATCACCCGTTGGTCACGGGCATGATCCTTTACTGTGATCATGCCCGTGACCTGCGGTGTATGCGAATCGACAGATACATGTACAGCGCGCTAGACACCTAGCGCAGGCAGCTTGACTCCAGAAGCGGCCGCTTGCGCCTCTAGTTGCGTCTGTAGGTCACGAATGGCTTGGTCGACAGTGGATTCGGTGATGACCGAAACCTCCTGTCGCACGGGCGCATTCAGCCCTAGCAAGCGTGCCCGCTGATCGGAGATCTTCAACATCCGGTCGATAGCCCAGTGTTGATTGGTTGATCCACTTGCCAGGCATTGCTGCCAGATAGCGGCCTGTAGTTGGTCTAGTCGATCTAGTTCAACCTGTCGAGCATCGTCGATCGACTCTCGCGGGTACTCACGCATGTACACCATGAAACTCTTGTGAGCATGCGAGCTATCCGAGTAGCCAAGGGCACGCGCGATAGCGTCCCAGCTCACACCAGCACGGCGCATATCTACGGCGCGCTGATCGCGCTCTCGCCTGGCAATCACCTCGGGTGCGGACGGTGAGTCGATCCGCCGCGGCCGTCGCTTACCACTCTGCGGAGTCGGAAGCGCAGTTGCGCGGTTAGGCCCCTGATCAGGCACGTTGTGACCTCCCTAAGGGTTGTAGGTCGCACCCAAGATTTCCGGACACACTGCCCGGATAGCACGATCAGCACCTACGAACGGAAAAACGATCATGACCTCTGCAACTAGCTCGCGGACGTTCTACAGCGACGATGACTCGATCCCGGTCACCGACGCCGCGGTGGATACGTACAACGTCAGTCAGGCCAGGCCCGATGAGGATGACATTCGGCTAGGCGTACTCGGCCAGGTCGAAACCGCGCATGCTGAGTTCTACCGGAACCACTGATGATCACCGACAGAGAAAATAGGTACATGATCGCGGGCAGTTTCGCCCTGTTGATCTTGATCTGGGTGATCTTGTTTAGCTTCTGTCCTTGGTACTGAGAGCGCTAGCAGAGCGGCTGGTGGTGAGTCCAGCCGTTCGATAGTCCACTCAGGACTACCCGCACAACGTTAGGAACGATCATGCCAAGTATCAGCGCTAGCTTGCACGTGTACGCCGGTGACGCGGTTGCGGTGCGCGGCTCGACAGTTGACTCAGACAGGGTCACGGTGCAAGTCGGTGAATACGGTGAAGTGAGCAGCCATATCTACCTGGATCGAACGTCCGCCGTCCGAATCGCACAAAGCATTCTGGCGTTCTACGAAATGCCAGGTGGAGTGACCTACAGCGACTCTGAGTGAGCTAGTCGACCAGCCGGAATGCGAACGGCTGGTCTGTAGTCCACTCAGGACTAGCCCCACCAATGAACGGACACGATCATGCTTGAAACGACGCTGGAAACAATCGACGTTCGTGACTTTGCGGTCACGGTATGGATCATGACAGGAGATCTCACCGGCGCTCTGATCACCGAGGCGCGTGGTTGGCTAAGCGACTGCTACTGGGACGACATGGAAGCGGACGAAATCGCCGAACTGTCGAGCATCACCGTTCAGCGCGCGATCGCACAGCACTACGACGGCGGTATCGGCCAGTTCGTATCGGACGGTAGTTGATCATGGACCCCGACGCAAACCTCGCCGAGCAACTCGAAATCGCACGTGAAATGCAGGACCTAGACGATGTTGACTTGCCGGTTAGTCAGGATGACGCACAACGCCTGGCAGAGCTAGTCATCGCGTTGAACGAATGGCTAGCCAAGGGTGGTTACCCGCCGAAAGCCTGGCAACGTAACTGAGTGATCTAGCAGAGCGGCTGGTGGTGAGTCCAGCCGTTCGATAGTCCACTCAGGACTAACCGCACAACGTTAGGAACGATCATGCATGTCTCACATGAACTTGACGTCTGCTCTGATTGCCGGCAGCTGATTGCCAACGGAGACATTGAGGACGGTACCGATACCGGAGAGCGCGTCGCCGCGGCGCAAGTACAGATTTGGGGTCCACTCGCCTGGCACATGGTGCTGAGTGGGACCGAGGACGAACCGCGATTCATGACCTCGGAATGCGACGGTTGCGGCGAGACTGCTCACGGTGATCGGTGGTACGCGTCCATTATCGAGAATGGCGATTCTGTCATCGCCTGACTGAGAGAGCTAGCAGAGCGGCCGGTGGTGAGTCCGACCGTTCGATAGTCCACTCAGGACTAAGCCAACGTAGGGAAACGATCATGCGTAGCGTGGAATTCAAGATCAAAGGCAACCCGGACACGTACCTGCTACCCGTGGCCGACGATGTCACCGTATACAGCGCGATGACAGAGGTACTGTCGATCATGGGTCACGAGTGGGCGGACGTGATGCCCGGTCACGACTTCAAGATCATCGACCCTAGCCCGTGCCAGTTCTGCTCACAAGCTTCGGGCCCCGACGCGTACATGCGTAAACCCATATGTGCGAGTTGCCTGGCCGCACGTGAGACTGACTGAGTGATCTAGCAGAGCGGCCGGTGGTGAGTCCGGCCGTTCGATAGTCCACTCAGGACTAACCGCACAACTGTTAGGAAACGATCATGAGTGAGCCGCTCTACACATTCCCTGCACTCACAGAGGCCGACATCACGGCGGTTAAGGGTGCACTCACAACGCTCACGGATTCCAACCTGGCCAACCTGGCCACACTCGCCACCGGTGAATCGCCACTCTATGGCCTGATTGGTGAGGAGATGGAACGCCGCGGCTACGAAGATCGAAAGCTCGCCGATGAGGCGAGAGACCGTCGCCGCGAGCTGTACGCGGGTCGCGCACTATTGCGCGGTGAAATCAGACTGCAATGGGACAGCGGCGACATCAAGGCAAGCGCGCTGTCCCCCGAATTCGATCTGTGCGAGGTGATGACCTTTCTAGAGATCGACGTACCGCCCGAGGTCGGATACTCGCAGGGCTGGATAGGTGAGCCTGACAGCGAATGGTCACAAGATCTCATCCTCTGGCACGCGGGTGATCTGATCGACGGTGACGACATGATCTATTGGGTGCGCGTGCTCGATAGGTATATGGATGTGTGCGTGCGCGGCACGGAGCGCGACTACTGAGAGAGCTAGCAGAGCGGCCGGTGGTGAGTCCGGCCGTTCGATAGTCCACTCAGGACTAAGCCCCAGCCAAGGGAATTGATCATGACAACTGCACTGCAAGAGTCTGTCCTGATGACCGAGCTACGCGCGGTAGGTGGGTTTACGTTCAACCCGCATACGTCGCGGCTGGTCGACTATGGCAGCGCCACCGGATACATGATCGCGGTTCCGGGTACCGAACGCATCCTCGGATTCGGCGGTATGAGTTCCGCTGAATTCGATCAGGCGTTCTATTCGGCCGTACGTGATGCCGAACTGTCCGATTACACATTCGTAGGTGGCTGGTATTCCAGCGATCGGAATGTGTACATGATCGAACTGTCAGAGCTGCACGACGTCACGCGTCGCCAGGCGGTACGCCTCGGAATCGAGCGCGGGCAGGAAGCAATTTTCGACATGCGCGGCGAGGTCATCAATCTGAAAGTGAGTGTCTGATGTTCCTGAATGAGTACGAAATCGACGACTACCGTCACCAATACCGCGATCATGCAGTGCTCGGGCCCGCTACCGCGACGCTGTCCGCGCTTGTGGAGGCAGTGAACGCGAATTCGGACGGGTGGCCCTACTGGCAGAAGCCCAACCGCGCCGCGCGCAAGCTACAGGAATTCATCCGGGGTGACTGGCCTGCCAGCCGCTTTGATGACGAGCGCAAGGACGCGACACCCGCGCTACTCCGGCAGGCCTACGGACCCTTGCGAGCATTCCGGACCCGTTGGGGTGTCCAGTTCATGATCACCGAGGTATCAGGCAAGGGGAAATGATCATGACCGTAACCAACGTCAAGTTTCAGCTACACATCAACACTGGCAACGCCGCGGTTGCAGACGAGCCGTTCATCGCCGTCGCCGAACAATTGGAGGCAGCGGCGGCCAGACTTCGTGACTACTTCGCAGACGGCACGATGCGGGACGCCAATGGCCAACCAATCGGCAATTGGTACCTCAGCACTCTCTCTGAGTGAGCTAGCAGAGCTACCGGTGGTGAGTCCGGTAGTTCAATAGTCCACTCAGGACTAGCCCCAGCCACGTTAGGACCGAATGATGATCCCAACAAAAGCGGACGATGAGACGCAAGAACTCTATGTCCGCAATATCGTCACGCGGTGGAATGCCGCGACGCCCGAGCAGATCGCAGTCGGGCGCAATTGGTACTACTGCGCCAATGAACTAGCGCAGAAGATCGCGCCCACCACCCGCGTAGGTGCCGGAGTGCTCGCGGCGTTGTCCCCTCAGAAGTCCTGGCAGGCCAACGTCAAGATCGCAAAGGCAACGTTCGCCTCGGGTGCCGCACGCGGCCAGGTAGGCAACGCCTGCAAGAAAGCGGATGACATCCTGTCCGGTAAAGATCCACTCACGGTGCTGCCCAAGGGTAGTAAGACGTGGCACTTTTACCGGTGCATCGTCGATCCGTCAGACTCCGAAGCGGTAGTGATCGACCGTCACGCGCACGACATCGCGGCGGATGAGATCTACGGCGCGGCAGACCGAGGACTCAGCAATCCGAATAGGTACCACACACTCGCCGAAGCCTACCGGCGAGCCGCTGAACTACTCGGCGAGATCCCGAGTGTTGTGCAGGCGGTCACCTGGACAGTGCAGGTTGACGCAACCGAGCATCTCCCGTATCGCGCGGGCAGGCGCCCGAAAGCGTAAGATAGGAGGCTCGGACATGCCCGGATTCTGAATCACACAGCGGCCGGTAGGGAATGCGACCCTATCGAGCCGCGGGCGATTCAGCCCACTAGCCCCAGCCAAGTTAGGAACATCATGTCTGAAACCGAATTCGACCTGACCGTGTTCACCGAGGAAGACATCGCACGATGGGACAGTGTGGATCTTCGCCGGTGGGCGGCCAACCTGGACCTGTACAACAGGAAGACCGACGTTGCAACATTCCGACTCTCGTCCGAGGTGATCGGTACCGCGGGCGCACTGACCGCGATCGACAAGCTAGTCAACGTGCTCAAAGTTGCCTACGCGGACCGCGAGCCCGACGTGACGAACGCCTACGGCAGTCAGATCGAAGTCAAGGTCTGGGAGACCGACGAGGGGCTGCGGACCAGCTTGAAGTACAGGCTGCGCCGTGACCTCGAAGCCAAGGTGAAGGAGGAAATCAGCAACGAATTCGGCACCTACGCGACTACCTGAGTGATCTAGCAGAGCGGCCAGTGGTGAGTCTGGCCGTTCGATAGTCCACTCAGGACTAGCCCCAGCCACGTTAGGAAACGATCATGGGCGAGAACGATTTCGAACTACCGGACTGTGAGTGCAATGCGTGCTCACCAGACCCCGATGCGATCACGGTGCCCGTAGGGCTCTACATGATCAAGAACCGCAACGGCGCGGAAGAGCGCTATCACATCGGCGAGTACGGCTCGGTCACAGAGGTTTTGGGTGATCAATTCCAGCTGGTCACCGTCGAGCTGGATCGAGAGTTGATCTTGCTCCGGATCGCCACCGCGCTCGGGCGCGCCTGATGAGCCGCAAGCCAAAGGTCGGGACCGCTTATCCAGCGGACCGCTACGCGGCACCCGAGGAAAGGATCATGGAGGTCAGCCACGAACTGGGTGGCTGTCTCATCTCGGTCAGGCCAGTGAACGACCGACTGTTGATCGAGATCTACCGGGCCGATGACACGATCGACGTCAGGGGGCCAGGCGGACGTCAGGAAGCCCAACGGGCAACACTCGCCTGGACAGGTGACAACCCCGACGAGCCGCTCGATCAGAACGCGGACTCGCTCGCGGTGCCGCACGGATTCTGGGCCATCGGGATCGACACCATGACCAACATGTGGACCGTCGATCTCTATGAGATCCCGAACATCGAGACGCCCGGCGTCGTGATCGACGCGCTCGCACTGCCCGACCAGCCCACCGAGGCACTAGCCAAGGACGCCGCCCAGCGGACGGAGGAATGGCTGCTGAAGAAGATCATGCGCGCTCACTGAGTGACCTAGCAGAGCGGCCGGTGGTGAGTCCGGCCGTTCGATAGTCCACTCAGGACATGGAACAACGTTAGGAAACGATCATGAAGTACAACGTACTGACACGAGTCGTCTCGATCGTCGAGGCCGACTCACCAGCGGAAGCGCGCACCAAGGCGGAAGATCAAATTACCCGTCTGCTCGGCGACCCTGACGAGAACCTGGCCGAGGTCTACCGAGAGAAGGACCGCCCCGGCGATGTTCAGGAAGTGGATTGATGAAGATCACCCAGACGTTCTACTGCCGTGGCAACGATTCCGGGCCCTACGTAGACGCGCACTACTACAGCGATTGGGAGACCGCAAAGGAAGCGGCCGATGAGAACGGAGAGTGTGTGTATGAGGTAACCGGAACGCTTGACCCGGATACAGCAAAACTGCTTGACGATGTTCAGGAAGTGGAGGCGTATTGCAACCACGACCCGGCGGCAGTAGTCAACGGGCGTTGTGAGTGCGGTGCCGTAATCAACTGAGTGACCTAGCAGAGCGGCCGGTGGTGAGTCCGGCCGTTCGATAGTCCACTCAGGACTAGCCCCAGCCCATCGAGAGAAGTGATCATGTGAAGGAGTACCCACTGCCAGACCGGGACCCCGGTGAAGATCTACTGAATGAGACCCGCGCATTCGTGCGGCGATTCTGGGCGCCCCCGAGTGAGGTTGCTCTGGACGCGTTCACGTTGTGGCTGGTCCACACCCACGCGGTGAATGATGACCGCCTAGTGTTCGAAACCTCCCCGCGTATGGGGCTGTTCTCGATCGGTCCGGCGTCGGGCAAGTCCACCGCGCTGGAGATGTTGGAATTGCTGTGTGGTCGCGGCAAGCGCATTGCTGACCCGACCGCGCCCGCATTGATGGGGCTGCTCAGTCACGAGCGAGCAACAATCCTCATTGATGAGCTGGACACCCTGATGGGTTCCGGTGCAGGTGGGCGTTCCACCCGGACGATCATGCTTGAGGGTTACTCCGAAGGCGGCACGATCGCACGCGGTACGCAGGTGCGCGGCTACACGGAAGTTTCGTGTTTCGCGCCTATGGCGTTCGCGGGTATGCGGCAGAACTTCATCTCTAACCCGAGGCTCGATGCACTACGTACCCGGACAATCATGCTGCTCTGTAAGCCGCGTGGTCCTGGTCAGGTCGTCGAGAGCTACCGTCGCCGGCTGCACTCTGGTCAGGCGCGGGCGCTGAATGCGGCCCTGGTCAAGTGGGGCTCACGCAATGCCAACACGCTGTCTGACTGCTGGCCGGAACCCCCGGACGGTATCGAAGATCGCGCGGCGGAACTGTGGGAGCCACTGCTCGCCATTGGTGAGGTCGTCGGCGGTACGTGGGCTGAACGAGCCCGCAACGCCTGCCGGGTAATCGCGCTCGGCGAACCGGAAGAAGACGATGAGGAGCCCGACACTCCGGTGGAGATGTTGCTGGCCGATATGGGCCAGATCTTCATGGGTGAAGAGCGGTTGGCAACACGAACCATCGTGGAGCGACTGCTACTGCTACCCGGCTCAGCATGGAAGCGGTTCCCGAACATGATCGCGGCGGGTAAGGAGATTGCCGCGATGTTGGAGCCGCGCGGTGTCGCGCCCCGACCGGTCAAGCTCGACGGCACCACGGTCCGGGGTTATGACAGGGCAGATCTCGAAGCGGCCGGCATGCCTGTGCTGGACAACATCACGGAAGGAGGCCCGTCCAGCGAAGAGCTAGCGGAACTCCCGATCTGAGACCAAGATCAGGTTACAGGTCGCGGAGAGTAACCACCGTTTGTGCTGGTCAGAGCGTTGATCCAGTTACGGGTTACGGGTTACGTTTGCGTTAGTCGCGCGCGATACCAACTGCATGTACAGTTCACTGCACAACG